CATCGGCAGCCTCCACTGCGGCGACATACGCAATGGCATCAGCGTCGGTCAGACCACTAAACCCTGGCCGCCAAACAAGCGTCATACATCACCTCCATCGGGCTGAGTAGTGTCGTTGACTACGACTGCGGGGTCAGCAGCGGCGGGTGCAACGGGGCTGCCGTCCTGGTTATATTTGGCGGCCACCAGCACCAGGCCGACATAGTTCGGACCCACGTTGTGGGCTTTGCAGCGGTCAGTGGCCAAGGCAACTGCCGAGAACTGCACGTAGTCCTGGACGCTCTGGAACGGGTCAGGACGACCTTCATTGCTGGCGTGCATGTCGGCTACAAAGCCGGCAGCCAGATCATCGGGAACATCAATCGTGAATTGAGCCATGGTTAACCTCCTCAGGCAGTAGTGGCTTTGATGACAGCGAACGCAATGACGATCGCCTCGCTAAGGGAGCCCGCAGTGATGTTGCGGACATCGACAGTGGCGGAACCTGCTGCTGAGCGTGCATTCAGCAGATACGAACCAGGTGTGCCACCGGAGATGTGGTTCAGGATCAAGACATCACCAGCTGCAATGGAGCTGTTGGTCAGCGTGAACGAGACTGTGGTGTCTGATGCCAGTGCTGCAGCGTTCAGCGTGATTTGACCGCAGCGAGTGTTGAGGGTGACGGCTGTTGCCTTGCTGGTGGCTTGGGTGACAGTGCCGCCTGCACCAGTGCCGTAGCCGAATGGGAGAATGTGGCGAACACCGTTGGTGGAGTCAAACGTGCTACTTGCGCCTGCGTTAACTCCAGCATTGTTGTAGATCAGCTGCCCACTAGACCCTCCGACTAATGCCACGGTGCCCGTTGCATCAGGCAGCGAAATCGTGCGGTTGGCAGTCGGTGTGATCGTCTGCAGCGTGGTGGTGTAGGTGCCGCCGTCGCTGAGGTTCACATCGCCGGCCACCGTCAGCAGGTTGGTGGTTTTGTTCCAGGTCAGGTCAACGTCGCCGCCGAAGCTGCCTGCATCGTTGAACTGGATCTGGGTTGTGCTGCCGCCTGGAGATGTCGAATCGTCCAGGCTGCCCGTGAAGGGATTGAACTTGTAGCCCATGTCCTACCTCAGCTCTTGGTGACGGAGATCAGGTTGTTGCTGCCGTCGTACGCCAGCGTCAAGGTGGCCACGGTCGTCCCGCCGGCGCCGCCTGTTTTGTAGACCACGCCAGTGAGATTGCTGCCGGTGTAGCTCAAGCTTGCGTAATCGTGGGCAGGGATCTGCAAGCCACTGAACACCGGCAGCGGAGATCCCGACCTTGTTGTGACGGCGACCTCTTCATAGGTCCGACCGCCGATACGCACCGCAGGCATGGAACCGTACGCTATGTCTTGCCTAGATTCTAGAAAGACCTGAATCGCCCTCTATCGGCCAAGCCGAGTAGTCGGCACCCGTGATGTAGGCAGCTAGGGAGGCGGTGTCCGTCGTCTGCTCAATCTCAAAAACCTTGCTGCCAGCCGACAGCCGAACAGCTTCTCGCCAGGCCTTGATGCCCTGATCGGCTGGAACACCGTTGTCGGACTCGCGGATAATGATCCAATCCGTGGGGGACAGCAACGTATTTGCCGTTTGCCGGGTCGCTGCACTCCACTGCGCAACGAGTTGTGCGTGGTCTTTCGGGATCAGGTTTCCGTCCTGGTCGTACCCCCAGTAGAAGCGCTGGTCGTAGACCGGCGGATCAGGCACCTCTGTGATGCCAATTGCCGCTCGCTCTTCCGGCGTTGCCAGACGCAACCAGTTAGGCGGGTACTGGACGACCTTGCCCTCAGCGTCAGTCGCCGTGAACGCCACGTCAGGGGATAGTGGCCTGCCATCGAGTAGAAACATGGTCGATAACGCGGTGTTACATAGGGCGAAGCCCGGAAGTCGTGTTCCCTTGTGGGCTCAGGTAGGTAGCTGCTTGCCGAAGGAAATCCGGTGTGTCACGAAAATACCCAAGCCCACGATTGCAGCGATCACAAAGGATGCCACGCACAACGCCAGTTTCATGGCAGTGATCAATGTGGTAGTCGCCAAGTTTCTGCCCAAACTCGTAACCGCAAATTGCACAGGCATCATGCTGTTGCCAGAGAAGCTGTTGTTTCATTTCCGGCGTTAACCCATACTTCCGCTTCTCGTGGATCTTGCGCACATAGGCTTCGTAGCCAGGCGATCCACGCTTAGCAGCGCCGTGCTTGGTCATGCGCTTTTTGCTGTTGTCGCGTCCGTAACAGCCACATGATTTTGACTTGCCGGAAGTCAAGCTTTGTGTGTACACCTCGCCTTCGGTCCCGCACTCACATTGGACCTTCCAATAAAAACCTCCATTGCCTGCGCGGCGATCTGTGCGAGCAATAACAGTCCAGCGGTTGAACTTCTGTCCAACTAGGTCTTTTGCAAAACGTCCTCTTGACATAGCCTATCTTGCTCTAGCAAACTGAAATGGCGATTCAGCGAAGGCGGCGTAGATGTAGGTGGCTCCCGATTGGTTATCTGTGGTCCCTGTGTTCCTTAACTTAAATCCGTTAGACAAGAAATCAATGTCACGAGGGACAACTGTTTCAGCCAAACTATCGTTAGGGAATAGCTCTTTGCTCGCGGCGTTGTACGCATCTCTAGCTGCATCATAAATAATCCAGTAATAAGCATTGCTTGAGCTTTTAATCATCACCCACCGCGGACGGAAATTACAGAACACGAAAGGACCATCTGAGCTGCCATTGCCGGTGTAGCTGCCGAAAGAAGAGTACCCGGCTACTGGGGCGAAGCAGTAGGCGACAAGCGAATTACTGCCGGCAAAACCTGTGCCAAGAGTAACGACTGTCGAGCTTGGTGTTGTGTTGTTCCAGTAGAAGCTCTGCGTGTCAGTGGCGGCTGTACTGTTGAGAAGCAGTGCCCCAGTGTTACCAACAGAGGCGTGATAGGTGATCCAGTCGTTTGCTACGGCACGAGCCTTTGTAATGACAAGCGATGGGGCAACGTTTAACCCATGCCCGAATGTTCCTGTTCCGGTGCTTTGAGTCGTGAACGTGCATATCGAGCACCCCGAACTCGCATTAGCCCTCACCGTAGAAGTGATGGTGCCTTGTGTGTTGACGACGTTAGACGAACCAGCGTCCCAGCACCAGGCGGCACCTGTACCCGTTTGGTAGTTGGCACCATCATCTGGGCCAAGGGTAAATCCGTCTGAATTGAAAGCAGTCAGAGATGTTGCAATGGTTGCCTCTCCATTTGTAGCATTGCTAATCAGTGGCTTTTGAACCCCACGAACGGTGTCGTAAAGATAGTGAGAGTAAGCGTTTGATCGTGATTTAGTCCACACCAAGTCAGGGCTGAACGCAAATCCGCTGATCGTCTGCGTGCTGTTGTTTGCCGTGATCAGCTTCACATCCATCACCGTGTTCGGCTTCACGATGGTCGGGGCGGGCAGGTTGGTGTCGCACAACGCCTTGAAGCCGCTGGGGGCGGTGTAGGCGAAGGGGCGTTGGCCGAAGTTGACAACACCGGTCCAGGTAGCACCACCGGATCCCACAACAGGTCGCCAAGTAGCACCGCTCAAACCGGAGTTCATCGTAAATTGCGACACTCCGTTTTTGTAAAAAGTTGCAGACCCAGTGGAGGCATTAAGAGCAACTCCTATGATGTCGCCAGTAGTAAATGTCGCTCCGCTTGCGGCATTATTGCCGTTAACACCATCGTTGGCGTACATCAACGATTTAGTGGCATAACCAAAGCTATCGCCCTGTGACTCATCTATAAATCCCCCCCACCAGCGCCCTGATCCCCCTGTAGCGGTAAGCGAAAACTCGTAATACCAACTACCCGAGCTGACACGTATCGAGCCACTGGTGAAAGTACCAGCGCTGACCGTGTAATCAAGATTTCCATTAGTTAGCGCACCTCCTCCACCAGTAAGCGGATTCAACGTGCAATAGTTCCCCCGCACCTCCCCACCAACACCCGTATCGGTGCCGTAGCTGGTGGGTGTATCGACGAGGGAGTCGTTGCCTGCGCCGGCGGTGACACTGAGGTTATTCGGCGTCCAGTTGTTCCCATTCCCACTACTATCAGCGCCAAGTGTGGTGGCAGTAGCAGCTGAGTTATTGGAGAAGTTCAGCTTGAACCCGTTGGTGCCGTAGGTGCCGGTATAAGCAATCGGAACCCACTCACCCGTGGTGGCATCGGTCTGGCCGAAGCTGCTGGGGGTTAGGGCCTGGCCGTCGATGAAGTGGATGTCGGCGAGGTAGCCGGAGAAATAGTATCCGGCGGAGTAACGGCCAATGTTGTGGGCATTTGTCGAGTTGTAGAACCAGTCAGTTGCATCTGGCCCAATGACTACTTGGAATTGCGTTACCTCTACCCCATTGACATACATCTTTAGGGACGAAGAACTGTTTGCCGCAACCACCAAGTGATACCAACTATTTGTGTCCCTGAACACTTGCGAAGTTAGTAGCGCAGACTTATCGACGGCTCCTACAGTGTTTGACACTCGCAGCTGATCGCCGGAGAACTCGAAAGTGCTGTAGTTGCTACCATCAATGTAGCAAACAAAAATAATCTGCGACGTGCCTATCTGCGTTCGCTTCACCCACCCGCTCCACGTCCACGTCTTCCTGTTCCCCGCCACGCTCGGTGTTCTGGACAAGTAGGCACTGTCACTACTGTTGAAGCGCAGGCTCCTCTGGATCTGATAAGACGCCGCTGGAGTTGACCCAGAGGAACCGCTAAGCATGTTGTTATGGAACACGCTCATGCCACCGCCTTCGTCAGGACCGCGTGAATGCTTGTCGAGTTTCTAACGATATAGTCCAGTCGATCGACGGCGTTCGCCGCTGTACTCAGCGATGGCACTGCGCCGCCCGCAAAGTCCCACGCCGATTCGTAGGATAAGAGGCGCGATCCCGTTGCGTCTTGGGCAATGAAGATACTGCCCGACTGACCTGGCGTGATGTTGCTTGGGTTGTTGAGAACTCGATTACCGGCGAGCGTGACAGCAAAATTGTTGCTGTCGTCTAGGTTGATAGTGATCGAGGCCGCATCCGTCAACAGCGTTACCTCCGCTCTCTGACCACGGGTCCAGGTCTGCGCCGCGTCAATCGCTCCGTAACCGGTAATTGTCTGCCCTGCGGCAAACGTGATGAGCCCTCCCATCGCGCCCCCAGCTTTAGGGAGCGCCGCATTGGCCAGGTCCCAGGCCGTCTTGACTGAATTAGGCGTGGCGGCCGTTGTGGTACTCGTGCTGCTGGTGCTGTCCGTTAGCTGCAGTACGCCAGGCGCGCTTGTGCTCCCCGCCGCCACCCGCACCGCCGCGATCACCTCCGTGGTGGCCGTATTCAGCAGCTGGATTGTCACATCGGCCGTTAGCTCCTGCGCCGCCCCCGATGCGCCATACCTGCCGATGACGACATTACTGCCCGCGGTTGAGAACGCTCCGGCTGGCAGGACTTCAACAGGCCACGCACCCGCCCCGAGCGGATCCGAGAGCAGGCGCTTATTGACGCGATCGATATAAAGCGGCCTGCGCTGAGGGTCGTTACTAGCAGGCATACCCTTGGGCCTTTCTTTCGATTCTAATTCCGCTCACGGCACGATCACGGGCGCACCCGCGCTCCCGGCATCAACGATCTGCAGCAGAGGATAGCTGGTCGCTCCGATGGTGACTGTCGACTCAAATTTCTGGCTCGCTGCGTTGAAGATCTTCAGGCGCTGCGTGCCCCGCTCAAGCCACCAGTCGTTCTGCCGGCACCAGATCGCCAGGGGCTCTGTGCTGTCGTTCCACAGCAGGGGGCGCGCATCCGGTCTGATCGCATCCCGCGGGTCGCCGCCTGGGAACAGGATGATGCCAACAGCATCGGCCACTGTCATTGCGAAGCGGTCCCAGTTGAGCTGCCTCAACCGGAAATACTGCAGAATTTCCTCACTCGAAAAGCGGCGCTCATTCTCAGCCGCGAACTCCAGGAACTCCCGATCATCTCCGATCGGATAGTCGTCTGGCTCAAGCCAGGGCACCCCGCATTCCCAGCGGATGGCATGGATGTGCTTGCACTCCCGCCTTTCGTCCCGTCGCCTGGGCAGCGTGCGCCACTGACGGTAATAGCCGGCCCCTTGTCGCTCCCATGCCGCATTCACGTCACGAGCTGCGTTCGGCATCGGAAAACGATCCCGGGGCTGACCCTTGTCCGGCACCTCCAGGTTGGCCAAGGCGCCGCCCAGGTGGTCCGGACAGCAGCAGAAGAACTTAAAGCTGCTGCACAGATGTCGACCCGCGCCCGTACGCCAGATACGCGGACTCGCCGGGTTGTAACTGAGGTTCTCCCAGTACACCCGCCCGTTGCGCTCGACCCGCCCCGCCGGCCTCGACAAATCAAACACCAGCGTCAGCGAGCCGGGATTTGCCGCGATCAGCGTCAATGCCACGCTGCCGACGTCACGCTGCACAAGTCCGCCCGGATACGAGGCGCTGGTTGCTGAATCTTCAAATTGATCCCCAATGAAGATCGTGAACACCCCCACCTGCGCCGCGGTCAGCACCCCAAGGACATTGAGTGTCAGCGTATGGTTGCTCGGGTCGGGGCTTGACGTATCTGTCGTGACCTGCGCCGCCGTCAGCGGTGAGGGCAGAATAATTGAGCCTCTCGTCCGGCATGAGGCGTACCAGGCTCGTTCTGGCGAGGTCGAGCTTGGAAACAACGTGGTGACTTCCTTGGAGGTGCCATCCACAGCCCCAGTGACAAAGCGAGCAAGAGAGTGGATCTGATAATCCCCCCAGCTTCGCCCTGTTCCAAAGAAATACTCCTGGCCGAGTCGCCAGCGCCTGTAGTCGCTAACCCGGTTGTATTGCTCAACTACTGTTGGGTAGGCCGTCGATCCATACTCACCCAGGCCCTCGCCCTTGGACGGATAGATACCAGGAGCCTTAGCCCGTTGCGAGCGCTGCACGGACCCGAGCTTGAATCCGCCGTCAAGCTTCGGTCCCCAAGCCTTGGCCATCAGCCGAAGCGACGGCTGTAGTAGCTCGATACCGAGCCCGCCGCCAGCGCACGACGCCGGCCCCTGTCACTCCCTTGCGTCCGCCGTTGGACCTCGATTTCTTCTACCCCTGGCGCCGAATCACGCTCGCTCATCCCTGCGTTGTCAATGTTGCGCCGGTAACTTTCGTAGATGTCTCCTTCTCGTTGTCGGCTCGACGTTGAATATGCGACGCCTCCACTAGCTAAGGTTCCCAATCCCGCCCCATAGCCACCAGACGCGGTATAGCCCGATCGCAGACTACGCAACTGATCGTCCACGCTCATGCCGCGCTCTTGCTCCCGCTGTCTCTCGTATTCCTGCGCCCGCGCCTTAGCGTCCTCTCGTTCGGCCGTGACGCTACTTAGTTCAGATCTAAGGCTGTCTAACTCCTGGCTTCTGTCGGGAACCCTTGAACCAGCACTGATTGCGCCAAAAGCGTTCGCCCATGACGCAAACAGCTGGTTGTAGTCAATCGGCGCCGGAGTTGGAGTTGGAGTTGGAGTTGGAGTTGGAGTTGGAGTTGGGGTTGGAGTTGGAGTAGTGGTCCGATCCGGATCCCAGGATGGCCTCCCAGGGGCCGCTACATACTTTGTTGGCGTCGATTCCCAGGTCGATGGATTCGACATCCCTGGATACAACGGAGCCGCTGACCACGCAGATGCCGGTCTAGGCGCCTGCGCAGGGGCGGCCGGAGCCTGCGCAGGTGGGGGTGCAGCTGGAGCTGGAGCCGGGGCTGGAGCTGGTACTGCATTTCTTGTGTCGAGCCCGCGGTTTTCTGCAATCGCTGCAATCCTTTCGGCAGAGAGACCCGTTCTCTCCGCAATCCTCGCAGCCTCCCTTGGGCCCAGGTTCGAGCCAACGTCCTCCAGGAGTCTCCTGGCCTGCTCCCTTTGCTGTTTGCTCTCAGCCATCGCCGCTCACCGTTAGATCAGTAGAAGCCGCCTTGCGCAAAGACGTGCACTCGCGTATTCGCGCTTGGCGTAGTCAGTGCAGCGGTCACGCCCACGTAAAGGAGAGCCGTGCTTGGAACGTAAAGACCGGTGTTCTTTTTGTCGGTCTCTGCTGGATACGTCGTAATCGTTGCAGCCGGCGACGCCAGGTTTGGGACTGGCACGCACAAAGGCGGCAGCGAGACATTGACCCGTTGACCCGCCGTGTTTCCCGCCGGAATCGCCACACTTGCGACGCACGCCGAATTAGCCGAAGTCACGGCTGACGCAGTCAATGCGGTGCTCAGAAATACCAGTACCGTGCTAGTCGTCGTGGTTGACTCCGTAATCACAACAGACAGCGCATCGACCACGGCTCCATCATTTGAGCTGCAATCGACCAGCAGACTCATTCCCGCCGCAGCGGGAGTGTTGAAGTTCGTGGCCGTCGTTAGGCCAGCCACCCCTCCAATTGTCGCGAACGAATGTAGCGGCCGGTCGACCAGCATCGGCTGCTTGGAAGTACTGGTTGATGCCACTCCTGCCTCCGCGTGCTACAGCTGCACGCCATGACGTACAGTCTAATCCTCCCGTGCTATGTCGCCTGCGGAGGCGGCACGTTTCGTTGTGGCCCACTACCAGCCAGCGACACACCCGTTGACATCCCAAGCGGTTGCGCAGGCCCACCGCTCCCCAACGGTGGGGGCACGTTCTGATAAGCAGCGACATCAATCCGGTTCAGCGGGCTCTGCTGCGGGTTGAAGCCATAACCCGGCGTGTTGACCTGCTGCTCCGCGCCCGGAGCGGGAGACGGGGCCATGACTCGCGCGGCTGCGGGCACGGGGCGGGTTAACTGCGGGGTGTCCAGCACGGCCGCCTGCATGGCGTCTCCGTAGGGGTTGGCCCGAACGAATTCGTTGCCGGAGTAGCCAGGCGCCACGGGGTTGGGCCGCTCCAGGAACGACTCAAAGTTTTGCGGGTTTGACTTCGGCACTCCATCGCCGTTGCCCGTCGTGAAGAACTTGCTCGCCATCGCCTGACGCGCCTGATCTAGCTGCCACCCGTTCGGCAGGGGCTGAGCGGCGTTCGCTGCGGGTTTGCGTGTCATGGTGATGATCTCAGTAACCCAGTCGGGCGGCCCGGGTCAGGTGAAGCCGCGCGAGTTCGTCAGCCGGATTCGGCGTATTCACGGGGTCCGCGCTCCGTGCCGGCGCTACGCCAACCTGAGAGGCACTGGCGCTGGTGGGCTGCATGCCCAAGCTACCGCTTGCCCCAGTCGACGCAGCCTGCGCCGGTTGCGCAGGAGCGACTGCTTGCAGGGAGTGCTGTCGGACCTCTGGGGCTTCAATCGGTCGCTGGCCGATGGACATGCCCTGCCCCGGAGACAGGTTGACGGTGCCGTTGAACGCCACGTCGCTCGGCTTCATGGTGAAGGCATCGGCGTAAGCGCCAAGATCGGCGCCCGAGACTCGGTATTTAGCGAGCAGCTGATCGAGTTCCGGGCTACTCAGCCGGCCGGAGAAGGCGCGGCTGATCATCTCGCCGCGTTCGCCAGCCTGCAGGCGCGCCACGTCGGCCTGGGCCTGCTCCAAGGCATTGCCCTCGAAGCCAACCAGCCCTCGCCGGGCCGCCTGCGCTGCACTCTCGGCGTCGACGGGCATTGCCACGCGCTCGCCCAAGAACGCCTCACCGCCGCCAGAGGCATCGAGCAGGCCCTGAGCTCGCTGCTTCTCGAGGAAGCGCTCGACGATGTTCTTGCCATCAGCGCCTTTGGGGGCGTTCTTATTGGCTTCGATCCAGGCCTGAATATCGGCGCGTTGGGCGTAACCCGCCTCTCCGGCGCGAGGGCCACTCTTGGCAGCCTCGGCCAGGGCGGCACCGGTCTGGCTCTTCCAGTAGTCCTGCGGCGCGTATTGCTGCGCCATTGTGGTCACCGCCTCCTGGCGAGCCCGCACTGCTGGCGTCACCTGCGGCGCTGGGGCTGTCAGGCCGGGCGCTGGGGTGTCGTAAGCCTTGATCGCGGCGTTCTGCCCAGCAATCAGGTCCGCCGTCGCCGCGTTGCCAATGCGCGGAGACCCGTCAGGGTTCTTGCGCCAGTCCGTGGAAGCCGCGGGTGCGCCAAGGTACTCCGCCCTGGCGGCCGGGGTGATACCAACCCCGTATCGATTAAGTGCATCGACCGCGCCATTCAACGCGGCTTCGACCGGCGCCGACAACTGCGCAGCTACGCCCGCCGAGGCCGGTGGCATGTAGGTCAACTTGCCGCTGCCGTCTCGCCAGCGCTTGCCCTTGCCAGGGACCGTGATCCAACCCTGCGCCGCCACGCAATTACCTCCAATTCATGGAACCCGTGGCCTGCGCGACTCGCGTGCCAACGGCTGTGTCTGCTGGCCCCGGGAGGGCCATGATGAATTCCGCGCCGGTGCGCTCAAAGGCGTAGCGGCGCACTTCCTCGCGGCGGTAATTCGCCACGTAAAGAGTCTCGGCCAAGAGATCGACCTCCCGCAGGTAGACCTCCCTGTAGTCCTTCGCCGCTTTCAGCGGATCGGACTGATAGATCGCACGGTCCGTATCGCCGGTGATCCGCTCGATGCGGCTCGGCTGCGGCTGGTCCTCGACTCGGAATACCTGCGAGACGCGATAGGCCTTGTCGCACCGGTCGAGGTGCTCAATGACCCGTGAGTAGAAGTAGCTATCTGGCACGCGTGCCATCGCCTCCTCTAGTCGCGCTAGATCGCCCGCAGGTAGGCCCGCCCCGGAGTTGTAGCCGAGGTGCCACCTGCAACGGCTTTTGTCGTACTCGCTGAGTTCGATGACAGGTGCCGCCGATCTCTTCAGATTCTAAGAAGCTCAGCCGATATAGATCAGATCTTCAGCCAGTACCTGATCCCAGTCCACACGGCCAATGCGCTTGAGCTGATCCAGGTTGCTAAACCGTTCGCCGGAGAGGCTCAGGCGCAACTCCACAATCTTCTTCGCGGTCGAGTAGCCGATGCCCTTGACGGCCTTGGCAATCGCCTCGGCACTCGCGGCATTGATGTTCAAGCGAGTGTCGACGGGAATGACGGACTCGGGAATGGTGTCCTCATCGAGCGGTGTTTCCGCCGACTGAGGCTTGGGCGTCTCGCCGGTGCGGCCCTTGCCGGGCTCGTACGACACCAGGTCGGCGAGAGCGATGTATTGGATCGAGCCCGTCGAATTGCGGATCATGGCCCAATCCTTGTCGTGATGGGCGATGAACTCGACAATCTGACCGTTCTTCAGGTTCTGGTACAGCGCCATAGCGAAACAAAAAAGGGCGCCTGATCATTCAGACGCCCTCATTGTAAAGACCCCGTCTAGCAGGGTCACGTGCCTCAGCTCTCAGTGATGTAAGGCACAGCCACCTCGTTCAGGTCGGCAATGTCGTCATCGAGGTAGTACGCGACTTCCACGATGATCGGCGTGCCGCCGGTTTGGGTCGAGGTCAGGTTGGAACCAGCCGCAGTGCCGGTACTGTCGGTCACATAGACCTTCAGGGTCAGGGCGCTGCCGGTGATCGCCACGGGGGTGATCGCACCAAAGGCGCTCTGCACAGGAGCCACGGTCGTGCTCGCCACGGCCACGGCCGACGAGTCGGTACCGAGGGCGGTTGCAGCGATCTGACCGGTGGCGGTCGTGCCGACGGCGCTCGCCAGCTTCAGCCGGTTGGTGTTAGTGCCAACCAGGCCGCTAGTGGCAGTGCCGACGCCGCGATCCTTGCGCATGTCGGGCACGCGAATGCCCAGCTGGTAGACCTTGGCACCCACGGGCACCACCAGGCCGGTGATGTTGGCGCGGGGCTTGTCATCCGCCCGCAGGTCGGGCGAGGGGATGATCACATCAAAACTGGTGGCACCCGCGGAGGTCACGAGCGCGTAGCCGGTCAGATGGTAGTAAGCGCGACCCGGCAGGGCGATCACCGGCTGGCCCTGGTAGGAGCTCAGTCGGTTGACGTAGTTACCGGGGTAGATGCTCTTCGCCATGATTCGTTACCTCCTATCAGTAAACGAAGGAGTAAGCGACGGTCACGAAGTCCTTGTTCAGGATCTCGAAACCGGCGAAAAGCGACCAGATCATGATGATGAAACGACTGAAATCGTCGTTGTTGTTCAGCAGGATCTGAGCGTTGTTGCCGCCGATGCCCACGCCCACGGCCTGAGGACCGAAGAACAGCATCGGAGCAGCAGTGGTGACGGTCGAGGTGATCGACGCGTCGGTGATGGTCACCTGCAGGCTCTTCTCGGGCAGGTTGGTGCTCTCGAACCAGCGGACGCCCTCAAATAAAAAGCCAGACGGCATCACGGGCTGACCAGCAACAAAGCCGGCCTGGCCATAGGCGGGACCCATGCCACGGAAGAAGTTGGCGTTAGGAGCCAACTCGGGCTGCATGGGGTTCACCATGCCGTTGCCAGCGTAACGAGCGATCTCACGGAACGCATCGTTCTGGCGCAGGTGCATCATCGCGGTAGGATCCGCGATGCAGCGGTAGTAGCCGTCAGCGAACGTCACTTTTGTTACCCCGAGGGTTCTTTATCCCTCGGTTCTCGCAGTTTGCCATCCTGCGAGGTCAGACTATCTCATCTACTCGATGGAGTAGCAGGGCACTCGTGGGTCCATTACTGAGTTACCTCTCGGGACCTAGTCGTTGAACCTTCCAGATTGTGGTCTGGCTTGGCTGCTGATTCCCCGTGTAGTGGAGGGGTTCCAGCAATTCACCCTGTTTGCTGTACGACTCACGCCGTACAGGCCCATGTTCCAGGCACGTTACGCTTCCGCATGTCCTTGACCACCTCGAGGAGGTCGGTCTTGACATCAAACTTGGCAGATTCACCGGCTGCGTAGGTCAGGAAAGGCGCAGAAGCGGCCTTTGCCTTTTTCAGCGGGTAGTAGTAACCACCCTTGGTGCTGTCAGCTGCGCCATTGGCTTCAGCTTTGAACAGCTCATCGGCGAATACACGGTCGCGCCAGCGACGGTCACCAGTGCCCCAAAGGGCCGCGCGGCTCTTTATCCGCACGCTTGCTCTTTGTCATCGAGCAAGGTTAGACTATATCTTCACCATTCTTGTCTTGTTGAAGATCCCTCTAAATGCCCTTTCGCGCGAGGCGCTTGACGGCTTGACCGACGTGCTCTCCGATAAGGAGATTGGAGAGCTGTACGGGCTGTCCCGGACTGCTGCTACCCACCATCGGAAGGCGGCCGGTGTGCGATCTTTCGCTCAGAAACACGGACGCCGCAAGTACGACGATGCGTATGAGCGAAAGCCCGGAGCCCGTCGAGCCGTGAGTTACCGCCGCGAGGTCCACGAGGACTTCTTCGGGGAGCTTGACGCGCCCCAGAAGGTGTACTGGCTCGGCTTCCTATCCGCCGATGGCTGGATCGTGACCGAGAACAACGTACCTCGAGGAGTCGGCTTTGCCCTCCACGAGCGAGATCGCCAAGCTCTAGAGCAATATGCCGAATGCGTGGGCTTCCCTGGCGTGCCTCTGCGAACCCGAAAAGGGTCGCCGATGCTGCAGGTGAAATTCACTAGTCCAGCAATGGCAGCAGACTTGATCCGGCATGGTGTCACGCCCCGGAAGTCTCGAACCCTCGAGTGGCCGGATCTGCCGAGTGAGTTTGTCAGTCACTACGTCAGGGGGGTCTTCGATGGCGACGGTTCCGTGGGGCGGCGCTCGTGTGGAGCATTGGCAGCCCAGATCACTACAGCCAGTGAGCATTTCGCTCTCGGCTGCAAAGCGTGGGCTGATTCAGTCCTCCCGCGAGCAACGTCCCTGGGTCGCGACCGCAATACCTACGTCTTGCGTTGGTATGCAGACAACGCCATTGCCTTGGCTCGCATTCTTTACGAAGGCACGACGGAGGGGGTCTTTCGTCTTGAACGAAAGTACAGAATCTTCTTCAGTTAACAAGGTACAGGTGCGGGGCGCTCGTGGGTCCGTTACCGAGTTGCCTCTCGGGACCTAGTCGTTGAACCTTCCAGATTGTGGTCTGGCTTGGCTGCTGATAACCCATGCGGTATCAGGATTTTCAGGCGTTCACGATTGCCCTTCCGGGCTGCGTTGTAGCTCCTGACCCTCCTCCGATCGCTGGCATGATCGGAAAGGGCTCCCAGCAATTCACCCCGTATTGCCCTAAGCGTTTCCGCCTAGGCGACCACTAGCCTTTCGGCCGAGTCATCAAGCAGAGTTAGACTTCCAATCGATTGATGGAAGACGTTCAGGTTACCGGTATCCAGCAGAAGACGCTGGGCGGTAAGCAGGGTTTCGCGAGCAATCTTGAAAGTGCTCGGTGCAGCAGTATCGGTAGGATCTGCGGGGCCCGTGTATTCCTTAAGGGATACAAGAACCTTGTCCTTGACAATACTGCGAGAAGAGGCGGTGCCAAGGGTTTGATCAGCCGTGCGTTCACGGCTGTCCTTGGTGCCCGGTGCTCCCCAGAAGCGGTACACATTGTTACCCCATCGGCTCTTTATCCGATGGTTCTGCATCTTTTCCATTGATGCAGGTCAGACTATCTCTTCGGCCGTGCGACCGTCCCGCGCTCGTGGGTCTTTACCGTCCGTCCTGGACTCCATGACCTAGTCGTTGCACCTTCCACCTGTTCCCAGGCGGCTTGGCTCAGGATTCCCCAACATCCAGGCAGAGCCGAGATGCATAAAAGATGCTGCCGATATTCCGGCTTTCCTTGTCGAGGTTCTCGGCTACTGCCGATTAAAGCTTAGGAGGGGTTCCCTGAATTCACGGGATTTAATGACCGCTAACCAGTCAATTAACGGTCAAGCTGTACAGTCTGCCCCGGCTGTTTTGCAAAGTCGTGTACTACGACAGGCTCAACAGCCATCTCCACGATATAACTCGGGTGAGGCCGGTACAGCTCGGCACCTAACAGCTTCGGGAAGTCATTGTCAATCCACATGGGATCAAATGCTCCGAAGAGGGTAAGGCGAGCGAGAGAGCAGGCGAGCTGCCCTCTGCGCCTTACTATAGTGCAGTTTTATAGGGTACAAATTTGGACCCAGCAGACGTCCGCGGACTGCTTGGCCTGCTCCTTGCTGATGGCAACCTCGTCCCATATCGCAGTCCAGGCGGCGGTTTTGTCCAGTTGACGCTGACAGCGGGGGTCTCGGAGTCGGCGTTCCTGGAGGAGAAGGTCGCCGAATTCCGCCAATTCCTGCCGACCAAGGCGGAAATTGTCCCCTACGGGTGCACGTTGCGGGACAACGGCAAGCGCACCCTGGCGCTGCGCTTTCGGGTGTCATCGGCCAAGTTGTTCCCGATCTACAACCTGCTCTACCCGGGCCGGCAGCGGTCTATCACGTCGACCGCGCTTGAGATGCTGGGGGCGCAGGCGGCGGCGTGGCTCTGGTCGGAGGGGGCTCGGCTGAGCAAAGACGGCAGCGCACAACTCGCCCGGGTCGGGGGCAGTCAGCAGGAGGCCGAGTTAGTACGCGACTGGCTAGTGATGCTGACCGGGGCTCGATCCGAGGTCAGCTTGGCCCTTGTGCGGCCAAGGCTGGCGTTCCCTGCTGAGCAATGCAGCAAGATCCGCCAGGCCCTGAAACCGTACGCACCGATCACTCGTCAGCACCTATTCCAAGAGGGCATCTGGGATGTCAGCGCATTTCGTAGCGCTCGCACTGAGCTACAGCGCCGTTTACGGGACGCTTGCACTGAAGGGCGCGAAGAAGCGGCCATGGCTTGAGATTCGCCTCTGCGAGCGCGATCGAACCTATCTGCGCTACATCGGTCGGCGGCTTCGTTCAGCGCATGACGGCCCTTTGGATCTGGTGTATGACATCGTGCCTGGGGAGAGCTTCTACGACGTTCATCGCCTGCGCTTTCATAGTCCAGAGCTTTACCGGGTGTATGAGCTGCTCTACCCACGCGACTGCCGCCACCTGAGCGCGGAGGCCATGGAGATTGGCGCTCGCCACCTAGTCGCCGCCCTATGGACCCAGGGTGGCTGCGAGCGGAGCAAGGGGCTGCACATCGAGCATCGCCGTCTTAAAGATGACCGCGATGTCGTATGCCGCTGGCTTGAGGCGCAGGGGATTCCGATCGACAACCGAGAAGTCGAGGGACCGGCATCAACAATCTCATTCCCGATCGAAGAGACGTCCAAAGTGAAGAATTGGCTGCGCCCGTACTTGCCGCCGCACCGAACGCCATCGCTTTATGTGCTGCCATCACGCCGTCGCTAGCGTAGAGATGCCCCGAAGAAGAACGGCGTCAGGGGCCTTACTCCCAGGAGTCCGGATTTTTGCCGTTTCCCCGGACTGGAAAGTGATCCGCCGTGCGTCTGATCAGCGTGCGGCGGCGCCTGGTTTTGCGGAAGTCGCCGCCTATTCCTTTAGCATGGCGCCATATACCCGGGGATTATATGTCGGGTCGCGCGCTACCGGTGGATGATCAGCCCGACGGAGCAGCGCAACCTGCCCGGCAGAGGGAGTCCAATGTCTGCGAAGACTCGGGTCTCAGGCGTAAGTTCCTGGATTTCTGCGATGACAATCCATCAGCGCCAGAGTGCCTGGTGTACGACCTATGACGACAGCATCGCAGTCAGAGACGTACGAAGCCATACGCACCAGTTACGGCGGCAGTGATGTCACATCGTCATCCTTCCTCAGGCCGTATTACGTTCAGTACAACGCCGTCACCAAAGCCAAGGACCTCGGCCGCACCGAAATCCTGATTGCCGATGTTGAGGGAACAGTCGGCGGCCACAGCGGCACCAACACGATCTACGTCAAAGTCGAACTGGCTCGAGACCTGGAGCTGCGGGTCCGCAAGCGTGCGACCGGCGCAACGACAGACCGCCTAGTCCGCGTTGGCGTCCTCGACGGCGATCGGCGCCCACTGCCACTCACGGAGGACGGTTACGCCTTCCTCAACGACATCCACAACACGGATGTTGACGAGTCCTATGCTCGGCTCCCCGCAGGCGTGTATTACGTCACGGTGGCCTGCGATCAGTGGCAACCTCTGCCGTACGCCATCACGGTTTACGCGGGTCGCTACGCGCTGCTTGCGGGCACTGGAGGTGGCACGTTTACTCCCTCCGGCCGCTTCCCGCTCAGCAAGGTTGCAGGTCCCGCGCTTGGTACTGCGCCAGCCAGCGGCACCCTGGTGCGGCCGGTCACCATCAAGAACCTCTCTACCAGTACTTCGGCCACAGGCTCTGCGCCTATCACTCTGGTCACGCTGGCCATCATGCGCGGCGTTGCTCTTGGCCAGGGGCTTCCCTCTGGGCGCCTGATGATGAACTGGCGCCTGAATGGCACTGCATCTGGAGCCAATACCAGCACGGCTACGCTGACACGAACAGCGTCAGGCGGCGGCGGCTACGGCTACTGATCGGCACTCGATCTGGCTTCCTAGAATCCAACTGTTGCCCATAGGTAGTCCGGACGGGACATGGCGTTTTCCCAGTATCTTGCCGACAAGATTCTCGTCTGGATCAAAGGGACGACCTTCCCGACTGCGCTGTCGACTGTCTACGTGAGCCTGCATTCCGGCGACCCCGGCACCGCAGGGACTGCGAATAACGTACAGACCACAATTACAGGCAGTGCCAACCGCACCGCCATCACGACCTCGACCTTCAGCGTGGTCGGCGCGGCCTCCGGTGGTGGCTTCCAGATCACCAACGGCAGCTCTGTTCAGATCACGACCAACGCCTCGGCTGGTGCGACCGTGACGCACTTTGGCGTCTGGGATGCGGTAACTGCCGGCAACTTCCTGGCATCGGGTTCGTTGACCACCTCAGTCGATGTGGTTGCAGGTGACACCGTGCAGTTCAACTCAGGCGCACTCGCCATCCGCCTCGTCTGATGGCCAAGCCCAAGAAATCACCGACCGCCGCAATTCACAAGGATCCGGTGGTCAAAAAGACCCGTCAAGGGCAAAGCGTCCGCAGTAGCAAAGCCAGCCACGGACGCAAGAAGAGTCGCGGTCAGGGGCGCTGATCAGGCCTTGTCGATTTCGATCTGATATTTCAGAGTCGAAACGGCATTGCGCTCAATCGCCACAAACAAGCGGTCGTTGGTGCCCATCGTGAAGGGGCCCAAGGCAACAGATGCCTTGCTATTGCGGGGACGCTTCTTGCCTAGCAAGGTTGCAGCCGCCGTGGGAGTCGTGACGCCGTTGGTCTGCTTGATCAGCGCTACGTCACCGACTCCGTTCAAGGTGCCGGCAAAGCCGTTCTCGCTGAAGGGGCGGATCGTCACGGTGTAGTTACCGATCCCGGTACCGGAGCCGTCGGTGATCTCGTAGAAATCGACCGGACCGTTGATGCGGGTGACGGAGTTGAAGACAGCCGCCGTAGCAGGCTTCGGGCCCACCAGCTCGCCAGGGCCGGTGAGTACGCGCTTGCCAGAGGAGCCTCTGCGATTAACCTTGTCGATGACCGCCATAACAGCGCGCCGCAATTACGCCAGATAAAGCAAGTCTAACGAGATCAGTAATCCCAGACCGCCGAGGGACGCACGCCTGGACGGGCGCTGAATTTGCCGCCATTGCGCGTATCGATGTGGATGAAGCCCTTCGGGCGGCCATCGCCATAACCGCCGCTCCATCGCTGCACTAGCCATTCGTGGAACTTCTGCAGCGACTCGCCGATCGGATAGATGTCCAGCGCCATCCCCTTGACGTGATAGCTGTTGGGCACACCGCCGACCTGGCTATTGATCGGTTCAGGGCGGTATCCGCTGGTGACCCCAAGAGGGCCGCTCCAGGCCTCGCGGATCGCATCAAACTCGCGGCAGACGCCAATGATCGCCTTTTCAACTTCACTGCCTGGCACCGGCTTTCTGCGGGCGTCGTACTGCAGGACCTCGCCAACGGTGATGTACTTACCGACGGGGCAGGCAAAATCGCTCCAGTCGATTCCCTTGGCTGCGGCCGGCGCTGGCTTGGCCTGTTCCTCTCGCCAGTGGGGCAGGTACGCAGCCCAGCGCTCGCCACTGCCATTCAGCGTCAGCCAGGCGTGGCTATCAGCCGGGATCTCCTCCAGCTTGGTCACCGCTAACACCTCGCCTTTTGCGTAGGGCCGCTTGCCCGCATCCGAGAGGTAGTGGCTGTCGATGGCAGCCTTCTTGAGCAGTGTGTCCTGATTGGCGATGAATTTCATGGTTCCGTTGTCTTCTGAATTCCAAATGGCACCTTCCTGCTTGCGGCGCTCGATCAGACCCTGCAGGGGGCGACCGCCGGCATTGACGTACAACGCCAGGGCCTGGGCCATCTGGCCATAGATCTCGGGCCGCTTGGCGCCATCACGCAATACGCGCGTGATCGTCTCAAAGCCGGCCGCGCCATAGAACCGTGCGCCCATGTTCCACGCGAAGCTGAGCAGCACGGCCTGACGTTCGCGGCCAAGCTCGCCCCAGCCCGGGATGCAGCAGACAGCGGGGAGGTACTCCCTCTTCAGCAGCGACTCCAAATGTGCGCGGCAGATGCGTGGATCACAGATGTCTCCCATGCGTACCGGCGCCCCGCTCGGGTAGCGCGTGACACCCGCACAGATTGTCGGTACGCCAACCGGGTCAAGATACGCCTCGGTCTCGATCCCCTCGAAACGCTCGATCAGCTCACAGGCACGATCAAGCGTCTGCGGATGCGTCGCCATAAATTCCGGCAAAGCGGCGGGTACTAGCGGCCATGGGTTCACGGCCTTCCATCATTTCTACGGCCAGATGCTGAGCAGCATTTTCGCTGTAGCCCTTGGACTGCAATAGCTCGTAGAGACGGAAAAAGGTGTCCGTGCGCGTATCGACGGCATCGCCATCGGTGAGCACCTCTGCGGCGAGATGATCAGCCGCGACACGAGGAATGCCCTGACCGACGTACTGCCGAGCCAGGGCATCGTAAACCTCGGGGCTACCGGCCAATCGCATTCACGTTGTCCGCAGTAGACCTAATCTAACGAGATCGGATCTAACCCATCCCGATGGCGGCAAGCAGTGCGCGGGGATCCTGATGAGCCGCAATTGCACCCATTCCAGGCATTGGACCCGTGCGCTCCATCAGTTTGAGCTTGGCGTTTTGCAGGACCTGCTCAGCCAGCTGCTGACGGGTGTTGACCTCCGCCATTTGCTGGGTAGCCGCCTGTTGCAGGCCAGCAATTGCCTGCGTCTGGGCGGGCACTTGCATGGCCTGCTGCTTGGAGGCCAGCTGCTGCATGGACTGCCGCAGCTGCTCAGCAGACGGAGAACCCGAAGCCTGGTTCATGCCCAGTGCGTCGGGGTTAATACGAGGGAGGTTCATAGGGAAGACCCCGCCGCAGCGGGGCGTGACACGACGAAATCAGCCCTCGGAGACCAGCACCTTGGAGCGCAGGGCCTCGGGGGTCGCCTGCGACAGGATCTGCCAGGCGGCGGCGGGATTGCGATCACTGATCTGCGAGAACACGGACCAGAAGTCATCGCCACCCGAGGAGGCCTGCACTTCAGGAGAGGGCATCGGCATTTGCGGGCGCTGGTAGGCCGGAGCTGCTGCGGGCATGACGCGCTCGTTGGCGGCCACCTCTGCAGCCAGGCGGTCCTGCGAGGTCTCGGTCGGGTAGGGACCGTTCGGGCCGTAGAACTCGTTGACGTAATCAGCCAGCAGGTCCGGGTTGGTCAGCAGCGTGTGATACGCGGCATTGTCCTCAGCGGCGGCGGCGATGACACCGTGCGACTGGCCCAGCTGTCCCTGCAGGGTTTGCAGCTGCTGCATCGTCTCGGCCGTCTGACGGGCCTGAGCCAGCAGGGCATCCTCGACGACACAGGCGTAGCGGTTCAGCAGTGCCGGAGCTTCTGCACCGAAGTGCTGCAGGACCTCAAGGCTTTCGTTGCTGACGCTTTGGAGATACTCGTCGCTCGCGGCTGCGCTCGGCGCGCTGCTGTAGCTCGGAGCCTGTGCCGGAGTCGCCTGGGAATAGGCCTGCGTTTGTGGGTACAGCGAGGTCAGCGGCGCCGTAACGGATGGAGCCGCCTGGTAGCTCACTGCTGCCTGCGGGTAGGCCGCCGGGATAGGGGCCGCCTGTGGGATCTGCGGCGAGGAGTACGCCTGGGGCTGGGAGGGTTGCGTCCCGCTCAGACTGGCGAGGAGCCCCTGGTACGCCGCCTGCCATGGGTTGGCCTGGGGTGCCGAAACCGGCGCCTCCGGTGTATAGGCCTGGGCCGTCGGGTACGAAGCTTGGGCCGCTGTCTGCTGCGGGGAGGCCACGGTCGGCGCGGCCACGCTGGATGGGATCGAGGGCTGCGGGGTCGCCACTGCCGTCGCCATCGTTGTACTGTCCTGCATAGGTCAGTTCTCGCTTAAGGAAATCAAGGGCTCGATAGACGTAGGGCGTCAAATCGAGTTTGGGGTCCGCCAACAGGGGCAGGTCCGGAGCCTGTGGATGCGGGATCTGACGCATGTTTTGGATCAGCGTCAGGAAGGTGCCAATGCTTTGTTGTGTGGCCTGCGCCATCCGGAATGGGTAGCCACTGAGCATCGAGCTGCGTTCTTCGTCGGTTTTATCCGGGAAGAGGTACCTCAGGGCCTCGATGCTGTTGACGCCGAGTTCCTGAAGGTTGCGCACGACAATGCTTGAGTTCAGTATATCTTCCGTGGACTCCTCAAACACCGGACCCAGCCAACGCCAGTCCACCTTGCGATCGCCGTCGGGGATCAAACCAACCACGCCGGGCGGCAGGGAGCGGTTCTGAACGGCCTCGCCGATCTTCTGGTCGAGAGCCTGCTCAAAGGATGCGAATGCCTCGCGGAATTGCGCCACCGCGTCTTCAAACTGCTGGGCGTCCGGGAACTCCTCCCGCAGGGGAATCGGCGGCTTTTCGAGCTTGATGGCCGCTGCAAACGAATCCTTGAAGATCTGCTCTTCGTGGAAGAGAATCAGCGCCAGCAGCTTGCACAAACCGTAGGTCAGTAGACCGCGGCACTTGCGTGACGCCGTCGTTGCCGCTCGCCCGAAGAGCGACTTGATTTCATAGGCGGTCGCGCCGGTGCTCACGCCCAGCTCATCCACGCCGCCCAGGGCACTGCGCAGCTCCTCGCGGTACTGCCGGGCGTAGAGGTTCTGATCGCCCGAGACGGCATCGGGCGTGATGTAAGCAACGCGGTCGGTGGCCTCGATGTTGGCGATGATCCGCGGCACACGCATGCCAGGACCCGTGCCGCTCCCCAGTGGGCTGCTCACCCGCGTCGATGGACGATTGGCGGCGTAGAAGCCGGCCTGGGACGAGATGGTCGGGCGGAACTCCTCGCTATCGCCCGCCTCCACCAGATCCTGCTTGGGCCGGCTTGAGACCAGGGTCGGGTTGCCGTAGAAGGTGATGTTGGCGCGGATGTTCTTGACCAGGTCGTCGTGCGTGACGATGTGGTCGCTCAGCCAGTCAAACTCGCCCGAGGCATCCATGCCCGTCGAGCGCATGTTGTTGAACGCCTCGACCGCCGGGATGAAGCCCAGGCTGTTGGTGAGCGTACGGGTGCCGGTCGGGGCGTAGTTCAGGCTGCTCACGCCCACGTCGAAGCTCGGCTTCTCAGTGGTGATCGACTCCTTGATCACGTCACGACGCACCTGCAGCTTGACGTAGCGCAGCGAACCACCATCGCCCGCCAAGGCCGCCATGCCGCCCATGCCGTCACGCACCGAGAAGCTGTAGATCAGCTCTACCTCTTCCAGCTGACCGGCGGCGTCGTAATAGGCGCGGTAGTTGTCGCGGCTGAACCACATCAGCCGGTAGGTGTCCCGCACCGGGCGGAAATACCAGAGCCCCTTACCGTCAATCAGGAAGTCATCGACGATGCCCTCGAGGCGAGCGTCAATCTCGTTCTCCTCGATCAGGGCAGCCAGGAACGACTTGCGGAAGCCGAAGGTATCCTGAGCCGGGTAGAACTCCAGCCCCTGTCGCAGCATGAACATCCGCATCTGCGCGAGATGCGAGTTCACGATCATCGTGTCCGTGCCGCTGTTGCCGTCACGCTTGCGCGCGGCCTCAAGGATGCGCCGGAAACGCTCGGATTTAGGCTGGCTCATTGGTTGATTTTAGGTCCACTCAACTTGCGCAGCACCGCGGCGCATCAGGCCCTGCACCACGATGTTCAAGCTGTCGGCACAGTCATCGTGTGGGCTATGGCCGAAGTTGGTGATCTCATCGATCATGCAGCTGAAGTCGCGGTACTTGTTGAAGATGATCTTCTTGGCCTGAAATAGACCCAGGATGCCCCGCAGCCGCGCCAGCTTGTCGCCGCGAAAGCCCTTGACCGGTGAGACCGACAGGTTGTGCAGCCCCCATTCGTTGAACAGCACCCGCTTTAGGTCACCCTCGAAGCTCTTCTGATACGCCACCACCTCTGGCCAGATCACTACCGGCGAGTTCGTCGGGAAGTATTGGCCTGCGTCGTTGGTCGCTAGCAGATTCCACTCCAGCAGGAGCTCGCAGAGGGCCTCGACTTTCTCGAGATTGCCCATCGAGCGCATCCGCTTGTAGTCGATCACGTAACACTTGTCATCGACGCGGCCAGCCAACGTGAACACGGTCCAGTCGTTGCGCTCGCTCATGCCGGCCGAGAGGTCAATGCCCACGCCGATCGTGTCGTAGGTGTCGGGCACCTCTCCGCGCACGAATAATTCCGGACTGACGCCTAGCTCTGCCGTTCGCACCGGCTGGTTGAGGTACTGGTACGAGAAGGCGATGCGGTCGTCCTGCTGCAGTTTCAGCAGGTACTTGGTCGACCACATCTCCGGCCAGTAAGAGCGGGGGCGGCCGTCATCGTCGTAGCGCAGGGCGGACTGGGTGATGATCTTCCAGCCCTTCTTCTCCGTGAAGATCGTCGCGAACAGATCGTCGAAGTGGAATCGAGTGCCCAGGGCGATCGCCCGCGCACCCTGGAACATGGTCGGCACGATCACGTTTGTCCAGTTCGTCTCCATCTCGCGGCGAATGTCTGGATTGGCGATCGAGGCCGCGCTCTTGATCGCGTCATCCACCACAATCAACGAACTTCGCTTGGAGGTGATCGTGCCCTTCAGGCCAGCGCAGGCGATCGTGAAGGCATCCTCACCACGCACGTCAACCTCGGCGTGCTCCCAGTCGATGCTCCATAGCTCATCCGACGTCCTCGTCTTGGACAGGCGAACACTCGGGAAGACCTCTTGGTATTCCTTCGAGAGAATCAGGTTCTTGATTGCTGCACTCTTGTTCCGGGCTACGTCAACGTTGTACGAGACGTAGAGAATCCGCAACAGCTTCTTGGCCATTGCATGGCGGCCAATCAGCCAACCCAGCAATAAGCCGAGCACCGTACTTTTGGCGCTACCCCTGCTCGCGAGCAAGCAAGTGTTCGGGCCGGCTATATCCAGCAGGTGGTCATTGCTTTGCCCGGTCAGAAATGCCTTGTGCCATTCCTTCATGTGCCGCGCAGGCGGCTTGCCCATCAGCGTGCAGAAATGGCTAAAGCTTTCGCGGGCCTTCAGGATGTGAGGCGGGGTCTCTTCAATCTCGACCTCCACCTCCTTGACGATCGACCGTGCCGCCAGCTGCGCGCTACGGCGTAAGGCAAGTGCGGCTGAGCTTGCGGGCATAGCCACAATCTACCCGTTTCACCCGACGCGGCAGGCGCCTGCTCAACCCTCGTCCGTCAGCAGCTTCCATACCGATTCTCCGGCCAGATCCAGGGCGTTGAGCATGTCGTCATTACCCTTGAAGATCACTTTCAGCTCGCGCAGCACCCGATCAGCCCCGGCCATGATCAAGCCGCGTCGATCAGTGGTCCTATTCATTCGCTCGACTTCGGCGACATGGCCGCGCAGCTCCTTGGAGAGGTGCGCGATGCGAGATGCGGCCGCATCAGGTTTGACCAGGTCGGCCTGCACCTGTTGCCGCAGAAAGTCGATGTCCGCCTCCAGCTTGCAGATCTCGCCCAGCAGCAGTTCGCGGCGATTCAGTTTCCGGTAGAACTTATTGACCCACTTCTCCAGCGCCGTGAAACTGTCCTGATACCCGAGCACCGTCGCATACAGCCAGATCTCGTAGATCGAGTATGTGTGCTCGGCGTAATTCAGGAATCCTTCGCGGCGGTCGCTATCGAGGGCCGCCAGGAAAATGGGGACCGGTCCTTCAGGCGTTGTCGTCATCAACCATAGAAGCGAGCACCCTGTGAACGTATCGCGCCCCTGGCATCCGCTCGCAGCCGCAACTCTTGGTTTGTCTTATCGCCTTGTGTGAGACGTTCCTGCTCGCCCATCGTGCGATAACCGGCGCGCTGCTCTTCTCCCTGTGTGCGGTAACCAGCACGTTGCTCCTCTCCCTGCACACGGTAGCCAGCACGTTGCTCTTCCCCTTGCCGGCCCAGCAGGTTGCTGGCGAGTGCACCTTCGAGGCCCATGAGCTTCATGGTATTGCCGGTTTTTAGGTCTTCCTGACCGGCCTGGTATTTACCCAGGGAGCCGAGGAAGGCGTCGTTGTACTGAATAGCCAGACCAGTATTCGCCTGCGTCTTGTAGATGTCAGCGATTGCGCCATGCACAAGTCCGCCAACCGTCTCGTTGTCCTTGCCGTAGGTGTTGCCCCACTGGGTGAGCCCACCCAGGCCCTGATTGATGAGCTCGCCTGGCACCGTGGAGAACGAGCCGCCTCCCTGCCTCGATTGAGTGGCAGCAGGAGCGTTCGCGACTGCGGCGGGTGCCGTGCCAGAGGAAGAGGCTGCAGCGGCCGCGGGCGTCGTGCTTGGCGTGGTCGCCGCGGGCGCTTGCTGGCCAGAACCGCCACGGTTCCGTCGCCGACTGTTCTGCTGGCTCTGGGCCCTCTGGCGGGCGTCCTGCCGGTTCTGCCTGTTCGGATTTGCGTAAGACATCGTTCGACTCCGTCAGGCGAAGAGGCTGGCCGCAGTGGCCAGGAGACCGCCAATGAAAGGCAGCACTCGGCCTTGTTGTTGCGCTTTGATGCCCCGATCCTGGGTTTGACTGGCGTAGGCCATGTAGTCACGAGCGAGAGAAGCATCGCTATCGGCGAGGTACTTCTCCAGCTCAACCGGGGTTCCGCCCATCAGCCGAAGACGCTGCTCGGCCTCTGCGCCCATCAGGTCCTTGCGGCTGGCTGTCTCGCTACTCAGCCTGTTGCCATAGCTGCGATCAGCTATGTCGGTTTTCTGGCCCAGGACATCCAGTAGGCTCGTGCCACCGGCTAGCTTGAGGTCGGCCAGCCCCTTGTCCACAGCGAGCTGGTTCATCCGACTGCCGGTCTCAACAGCCAGATCCAGCTGCTGTTGAGGGGTCATCTGCGGATTCTTCTTTTTCGCCTCATCCAGTGCGGACTGGAGCACCGTCTGCTGCAGGGTTCGCTGCAGATCACTCAGTTGGCGCGTATTGGTGCCGGGCGCCGACTGACCGGTGAACGTTTCGTACAGCTTATTTTTCCAGGCGCTCCCTACGTCACCCCAGAAGTCCGCCATTTGCCGCTGAGAATATCTCGTACACCCATCCTAATGACGCTTCGCTACGACAACGGCGTCAGCGAACGCAACGCCGCTGCGACACCCGCATACGGTCGGGCGGTTCTATCTGCTCGTCGAGCACGTGCTGACGTCAGTAGCGCATCAACAGCCTCCTTCATCTGCAAGGGGTCGGCGGTTGCAATATCCCCAGCGCCCATCCCGAACATCTGCCCCGCTAGCTGCAGCGCCGCCGTCCGCCGATTGGCTCGGCGCGTGATGTCATTCTGTTCAGCCTGGGCGTCCAACACAATCTGCTGGCGGTTGGTCGCGCCCCGCTCTGCCAGTGCCGTATTGGCGAGTTGACCCTGCAGCTCCATGTTCTTGAACGGGATCAAGCCAAAGGTGCTCGTCGCCGTATTGCTCAGCACGCTGTCAAAGCCTTCGACCGGCGTGACCGGACGGAAACTCGCCAGATAAGAGGCTGCGATGCCGCCGTCGAATGCCATGACTAGCTAAGGATCGATTGCGTGAGGAGAGCGTTCTGATTCGCGCCAGCTTGCTGCTGCGCCAATAAAGCATTGGCCAGCGTCTGCTGCATCATCTGCCTGGACTGAAGCTGAGCCGCAATTTCCGCGCGTTGACGGTCGTTCTGCAGCGCCAGCTCTGATGCCATGTTCTGCACTGGCAGCATGGTCTGCGCGCGCTTGAGATCCATCGCAAGCTGTGCATCTGCCTGCTTCTGCGCCAAGCGCAAGGCTTGCTCCTCGGGACTGCCCTCCACGACACCAGCTAGTGCGTCCATGAGGCCGCGACCAGCCGTTCCGCCCAGTGCCGCACCGAGGCCGGCGCCGACCAACGCGCCCACTGGCGCCAAGGGGCCAGACAGCATCGCGCCCGCAGCAGCGCCACCCAGTGCCCCGCCGGCCAGGCTCCCTCCGCCAGTGCCCACAGCCTGGGCCACGTTGCGGCCCGCCGACTCTGTCGGGTCATTCAGTTCACTTGCAGCGGAGGCCAGGGCCATCAATGTGCCAAGACCTGCCAATCGCCCATAGCGGGGGCTCCAGCCGCCCGACGCATTCGGCTTTCCGATCAAACCCAAAAGCTTGTCGCCGGCTTTTCTGGCCCATAGATCCGCTCCATTGAGCGCCGCGGCGGCGGCATCCAATGGCCTGTTACTCTCCGTCGATCGCGGTTGTCGAACACCGCCTGGCAAGAGCAGCCCGCTACCAGGTTCCTCGATATACAGAGTCATCGACGTCTACTGAACGGCGCGGTTCTATCTTTCGATTCTAGGAACCAATCTGCGCCATTTCTTTCCGCGCCTCCTCGACCAGTTGCCTGATCACACCGAGGTCCAGCGCCACAATGCCGTTGATTTCGATCACGGCCTCTGGGATCACCTCTCGCACCTGCTGCGCACTGAATCCCGCGCGCTCGAGCCCCGAGGCATCAACTGATTCCAGATACCGAAACTGAATCGGCTGAAGCGCTAGTACCCGCTCAAGAGCGCTCACGAATTTCCTTCACCGCCCAAGCCAAATCGCTCAGCTCATCACCCGCATGCACACTTTCCAGAGGCGCAATGTCGCACTTCAGCCGCTCATCGCATAACGCCAGCCCTGCGATCGTGCCAACCGTTTGCAAGACTGTCCCGATCGTGCTCCCCCGATTCCTAGCGGCGGCGGCCTCCTTTTGTGCCTCCGCCTGGCGACGTGCTTCCTCCGCCTGCGTTAGACCCAGCAGGGCATCACCAGCAAAGCGTCCACTGAGTGCTGCGTTCTTTAGCGGCCTAGCCCCCAGTGCGTCGCTACCGGACGTACTCCGCAAAGCAGGATCCATCAGCAAGGGGGCGACTTCGGATGCCTCGCTACCCGATTGCGCCCGATACCCCTTGGCATTCACCAGGGGCGAAGTTGTGAACGTCTGATCTGTGAATGCCTGCCGCTTGAAGCCGCTGTCAATCAGATCTCGCCGTGCTTGGTCTAAAAAGGATGCCATCACAGCCACCCCTTATAGGTTGCGCCCATCAGGGCCCTTTCGCCCGCGGTCGGGTTCGCGACATCAATTGACGGAGCGCCTGGCGTGCCAGTGCCGGTGGTTGGCGCGTTTGCCTTCCATGCCTTAAATGCCCCCGCTCCCAGACTCGTGAGGCCGCCGATCGCCCCATTCAGGATCGAAGTGTTCGCGTCGCCCCTGGCGGCCGCTAGCTGCGCATCGGCAAGGTAGTTCGCAGCCCTGAGGCGTGCCAGCCCGCGAATTCCGCCGGCGGCCAATGACCCGCTGATGCCCTGGTTGACATCTGACGTGTCTGTGAAGATCTCGCTATCACGACTTGGACTAAATCCCGCGATTGGAACCCTCATCGCATCACCTCAGGCTTACCGGTCAGGGGCACTTGCTGTTCCTCTGGGTCTATCTCTTCAATCTCAGCCCTACCCTTCAGGGCCCGGCGAATCGATTCTAAAGTCTGCCCGGCCAGGCCAGCACCTGCCATCCACAGCGCACTCTGCCCTGCGGCGTGCTTGAACAGCTCCAGGTCATTGTCCTTCTGCTGCTGGTCGAAATCACGCTGCGCGCCAACAGCGGCCGCCTTGGCCTCAGCCATGGCCGCAGGCGAGGACGACGGATCATTTCCCGTGCGATACAGAGCCGACTTCGCCTCCGACAGGCTCTCTTGCTTCTGCTGCAGGAGCTTGAACTGACCGCCCTCCTTCAAGCGCATGCCGGCCTTGCGCACGCCCATGCCCGCGCCGATCGCTGCAGCCACCGCCGGCAGGATCCCTGTGGCCACGGGAATGCTCTTGCCCATGAACGTCACCTCAGGGCCGTGAATACCCTCCAGCGTCGCTTTCACTGGCAGGGCATTACCAAAGAGGTACGCCTTGTATTCCTCGTACTCCGAGCGACTGACATCCGGGCGTTCCTTAACGAATTCGTCGTAGGGCAGCAGTGCACCGGTGCGACCAAGGAAGTACCTCGAAACTGTCTCGCCCAGGGGGTCCGCGCTCTGGGTCGGGTCAGCTTCACTCGGCACGACTGCTTTATACCCGGGCTGCCGCGCAGCATTGCCGACCGCCAGCGACATTCCGATCACGGCCGGCACTGCCGCAGCCAGGCGCAATCCACGCTTTGAGAGCAGTGGGCCCTTGGCACCGTCGGGCCGCTCCATCTCGAAGTCATTTCCGGCGCTCTGCACGGCATGGAGAACCGCCAAGGTGGCCAATGCCTGAGGCGCATTCAGGAACCACCAGATGTTTCGCGCTCCATCCGTCGTCGCATCGGCCAACGTGGCACCAGCGGCCTGGGTCGCACCCGCCCGCAGTGTCGGCGTGTCGATTTCGCCGGTTAAGCCCGTCGTCGGCACCTTGCCGGCGCGGACGGTCTCGCGGCGCAGCTTGTCATCCTGGGCGCGGGCGAAGTCGTACTCCTCCATGCGCTTGGCCGAGTACCCGCCCAGCGGTGTCGCGTTCAGCGCCCGACGCGCCTTCTCGCGGAACGACTCCGACCCCGGCCCTGCGGGGATGTACGCCGCCAGCTGCTGGCCAACTCGTGTACTGCCAAGGTTCTCGGGCAGGTATTGCCGCAGCAGGTCGAGCGCCTGGGAGCGCCCAAAGACGTCCTCCAGGATCGACGGATCGCTCAGCGTCCGCGTGTAATTCCCTGGATCCGCCAGAGCCGCCTGCTCGAGAATTGAGCGGTAGTCCCAGCCGCCTGCGTCCGCCATCACATCAACAGGTTCGCCGCCTGAGGCTGCGGCAACAGCGCCGTGCCCTGCATCAAGCTCGCCAGCAGATGGGCCTCCAGGTCGCCTTGTTCAGCCTGCTGCTGAAACTCCTCTTGATTGGACTGCCCTCGGATCGCCTTCTCGACAGCAGCGTCCCATGCCGGGCGCGGCAGAGTCATTGTCGGCACCATGGCCAGAACGTCTCCGGCGATGCCTGCCTGATCGACGCGCCGCTCCAGCAGTTCAGGGGCCAAATGCGCAAATCCTCTGCGCGCCCCCGCCCGCGCCAGGCCGCCCATCAGCAAAGAGCTCCCCAAGCCGATGCCTGCGTCCTCCAGGCCGATCAACGCACGACCTGTAGCGTCAGTCCCCTGCGGAGCCTTTGCGGCGGCTAGACCGGCCATGAACAGGTCAGGGCCAAATCGCATCGCGGCGTCACCCAGTCCGCTGGGCTTGACGGCATCAATGACTTCCTTGAGGAAGTTCTTCGCGCCAGCAAATCTCATCAGGCCACTCCTCCTGGCGGCGGTCCGCCATCCTGCAACGGCGAATAGGCGCCATTCATCAGCTGACCTACCCAGTCCTTCATATAGTCCTGCGCCTCTTTGTTCTTTTTATCTCCCGTCATGGGACCAAAATCGCCATCCATCCCCATATTCTTAAACGTGTCGCCAGCGAACCGCGTCGGCGCCCCATTCTCATAGCCGAACGTGACCGGCCGCTCCCTTAGTTCCTGCTTGCTGTTGACAGCCTGGTCCAGGGCGCTGCCAATGGCGTCGCTTCCTCGCTGGCCCAGGGGGAATGCCACAACTCTCTTCAGCCTCAGCTCAGTCTAGCGGCCGTTATTTGCTGATTACGTTGCGGTAAAAGCTGGCCTTCTTCACCATCTTGTCGGAGTAGTTGTCCGGACTACTCAGCACCTGGTCGGCGAATGCCTTGCGCCCCTCGGGACTATCGACATGCCCCGCCTTGGTGGCCGCTGCTGTGAACGTGCCACCGGTGCCGCCTTTACTGGCGGGTTTGTCCATCTTGCGGAAAGCCTGGGCCAATCCCTTGGCCTTGGCGCGCTGTTCGCCGCTCATGCCGCACCTCCGCGACGGCCCGCCAGCCGTGATGCCAGGAGCTGCATCGCTCTCTCGTGGGCCGCCGAGCCGGGATCACCACCTAGGGCCTGGGCCATCATCTGGTAACCCCTCTGCCCGAGCACCGGTTTCCCTTGCCCACTGGTAGAGGCGAAATCACCCTGGTATTTCGCACGCAACTGCTGCGGTCCGGGCGTGATCTCAACCGGACTGCGGCGGCCGGCAAGCTCCATGAGGACCGCTCTAGGGTCACGCGCGGGCAGATCCTCAATGATTCCAACCGCGCTGCCGTATTGATTCACGGGCGCCACGCGACCCGGTGCCGCATTTCGCCTTGCCGCGTCCGCAAGGTAGACACCCTGACTGACATCCCCAGTTAGGGCGATTGCGGCGCGAGTTAGCGGGTCATCGGCTTGGGCACCCAGTTTTTGCACCGAAATACCACTGTTTGCGTCGCCAAAGTCGCCATAACGCGCTTGCCGAGGGGCCCCGCCGGCCGCCATGCCGGAAAAGTCGTCCTCGGGGTCAAACCCGAAGACCATTGCCGCCTTCTCGTTGAGGTCTTCCGCGCCCGCCGCCGCCATCACTGCTTCCTCGAGGTCCCCCGTCCTAAGCGGGTCGCCGATTTCCCCTTCAGAGGGCGGCTCCTTGAACAGGTCCACCTCCCGACCACCACGAATTTCCCGCAGCGCCTGACCTAGGAGCTCTTCTGCCGCGGATCCGGGCGCAAAGAGGGGGCGACCCGGGTCGTTTGCCGGCACAGAGACCCTCTTCACCCCACCGGCCGCACCTGGGAGCGGAATTTCAACATCTTGCCTCTCCGCGGCTGCGCGAAGTACGGCATTGGTGTCTACACCCCAGCGAGCGGCGAACTGTGTTGCGGCGTCCACCCCTTCTTGTGGCGTCAAAGGCCTCGGAGCTTCCTGCAGGAAGGCTCGAAACTGCTTTGCGGCCGCGATTTCAGGGGTGTCTTGCCCCGACAGACCGGAGTAGAGGCCCAAGATGGTGCCGCGATCGATCGGAACCACGGTCATCGCACCGGGCCGGGCGCCACGCGTGCGATCAGGCACCTCCAAGTAGCCCGTTTCCAGGGCTCGGGCCAGCTTCTTATACACCGACGCCCCCTCCTGGGGGTCTTGCATGAAGGCTCCACCCTCCAATTCCTTGGCAAATTGCTCCAGCGAAGGCGATCCGAGCTTCTCTTCCGCGAATCGGCGGTCCCACGTGTTGGCCAGCAGCGGTGCGGGGCCTGTTTCACTGGCCGCATCCACTCCGAGGATGCGCCTCAGCTCATTACGCAAAGCCGTTGCATCGCGATTGGTCGGGCTACCAATCCGGAAGTACTCCTCGTCAACGCTGTCCACCCCTCGCAAGGGGTCGTCGGCACTAGGGCGCTGCACCGCAGTCGTCTTCCGCGGGCCGCCACGCCCTTCCGTGACCGCGTAAACAGGCAATTCCTCCGTCTGACCGGGTGGAATGATGTAGCCGACCAGGTTGCGGTCACGCTCTTCCGGTGCAGCTGCTCGTGCACGCCCTGCTGCACGCGCAGCCTCGAGGGCACTTTTGGTGATGACCGGCGTCTTGGCTTGCTCCATTGCCTCTTTCACTAGATCGCCGATATTGATCTGCTTTTCACGCTGGAAAGAGGCCGTGTTGTCCGACTCATTCGCAAAGCCGCCGCGGGTTCCTTGCTTCCGCATCGGGTTCTGAGTCCGAGTCTCCTTGATCTGCGAGGGGTCAATAACTGCAGAGGCAGGGCGGAAGCCGCGCCCGGTGTCGACAGTCCAGCTCAGTCCTCGTCCATCAGCGCGGGCTACGCGAGCAGGTACCTCGACGCTGTAGTAGGGGTTGATGTCGCCGGATGGCTGCTTGCGTCCCTCGGACTCGGTTGGGTCTTCGGATGTGAAGGCGCCGATGCGCTCGTTATCACTGACGCTCTCGTCAACACTGCGCACGGAAATCGGCTCCTCGCCAAGCAGCTCATTAGCAATGCGCTCGTAATCACCGAGGTTGGCGTCCCTGACGACTCCGGACCAATTTCCGATGACGGCATCAGCTGCTGCGCGACCACGGGCGGCGACGCGGTCGGCTTCACGTGCTGGTCCTGGGCGACTGGGATCCGACCAGTCAGTGGTACCAGTGAAACGATCCCTGTCCAGGAGGCGCGAATCGGCAGGCAGCTCCGTACGAGGGCGCGCGATCACAATTTGGTCGCCAGGTACCGACGCGGCGGGATTGCCTCTGAGCGCGTCAACCAGCCCTGCCCCCGACTCGAGCTGCGCGGGGGCGCCCCCAAGCAGAATGCCCAAAGGCCGCCCCGCATCGTCACCTCTTGCCGGCCTGGCTACCCGATCAGGTCGCGCCCTTCGTTCTTGCTCGGCCGCTGCGACCGCCTGCTCCAATAGCGGCTCAGACTGCGGAATGAGCACTGACTCAGGTGTCGAACGCCCGGGGCGGATACCAAGCGAGAGCTGCCCGCTGCTAGGGACATAGACACCGGCCGCTGGATCCGCATTGCTTAGCGAGCCACGCCCGGCCGCCTGGGCGACCCGCGCCATGTAGCCGGCCACGTCGTCGAGGTAGCTCGGCGTGTAGAGCATCGCGCTTTTTCCGGCCACGAGCCCTGGGATATTGCGCTGCTCAATGATCGGCAGCCCGCGCCGCGGATCGTATGGATCGCCAATGTCGCGGATACTTCCAATCCCGCCGATACCGCGATCCATGTACGACACGCCGTTCTTTTCGTGAGATCAGTCTAAGAAGTGCAATCTGCCGCATTCTCCGCATCGCGCTGGCCGTTTTTGCCGCACTGAGCGCGTCGCAACTGAAGTGCGCAGAAATACGCGAAATTTACCCCTAGGAATCAAGCCGTTCATGGGCGCCGCTCCCCTGGAAAGGGTCAGTTTTTTATTGCGCCGCGCGGTAAACATCAAACACCCGCGCATAGTTAGGGAGGTTGGCAAACAAAAAAAAGATTGCGCAGCAGCGAAGCCCAGCCGTAGCAGCAGTAGCACGCAACGCGTCGCGAAATGCGTTGCGGCGCAATGATCCCGAGTGAGCGTAGGTTAAGCGAGCGCAGTAATGAGCGCCGCGATGTGCATAGCCACTGCTGACACGCGATGACGCACGCGCTAGCAGATGCGCTGCTTCAGTATCAATCACGCCTCGCATGTGCGCTTGCTATCTATCGCTCAACCGCTTACTTTTGCGCGCTATCGCCCCTCTCCTAACTGCGGAAGTCCAACGCCCCTCGCCGCGCTACACCTCTGCAACCGCAACGCCGCACGCGCACGCGCACGCATTCGCGTTGCGTTTTCGTCCTACTCTTGCACACACTCGACCGCGGCGGGGTCAAATCTCACGCCCGCGGGGGTATGCGCTTCTGTGCTCACAGTTTAACCGATTCGGAGGTTCGTTTGTGTCCCTCTTCAGCAGTGCATTCGCGCTGCCTACTTCGATGACGCGCACCTTCATCGCGCTTCTGATTACCGCGCCCGTTCTCCTGATGGGCTCACTCCACGCCGCCGCAGCGCACCTCGATCGCGCCACGCGGGATCAATGCGCACGCCAGGACTGGCCCGTCCATCAGCACGCGGCCCACATGGAGTTCTGCCGCACCTACCTCGCGGCGCGCTAACGCACCTGCCCTCACTCGCCGCAGCGGGTGGGGGCTCTTTTGCGTGACCTCTCTCAGCAGTGCATGCGCGCTGCCTCACGCCGGTGTCCACGCTCTTCGTCGCTTACGAGCCCGTCGATCCCACCGATCCCGATTGCGGTTGGGCCGCACGGCTCCACAACTCCAGAGAGGAGGCCGAGTACCACAGCCCCTACGTGCTCAGCTTCGATGAGTACATGACCGCGGTGGACGCGCCGCCTCTCGCCCTCTAACCCCGACGCCCTCACTCGCATCTGCGGGTGGGGGCTTTTTCATTGGCCCTCTTCAGCCGTGCATTCGCGCGGCCTGACTCCGGCCGTTCTTTCACCCCGGGTCGCCCGGGTTCGGTCCATGTCCGAAGGAACCCTCTATCGCCTCAGCCAGCAACTCCGCCTCCTCGCCCGCAGCGGCGTCGTCCTCGCCGAGGACGGCCGCAAGCTCCACGGCGAGATCCTGCAGGAAGTCGAGACGGCACGCCTGCATCTCGAGGAGATGATCGACCAGCTCATGGACGGTCACATCCTCGGTGACCTGCAGCGCCGTCACATCGACTACTGCAGAGAGATCGCGGTCCGCAACCGGCCGCTGATCCACCAACTCGAGCTGGATGTCTGCCCCTTCTGAGGCCATCCGCCCCTGCCCTCACTCGCTTCTGCGGGTGGGGGCTTTTTTATTGCCCCTCTTCAGCAGTGCATTGGCGCTGTCTGACGAGAGGCACCGGTGTTCTTTCGCCCCGGCACACCCGGGAATCACCATGGCAACCGCCACCAAGGCCGACCTCGAAGCTCGCATCGCCGAGCTCGAATCCCAACTGGCCGCCCAACCCGCTGATCCCAAGGCGGCCGGCATGACCCGACTCGTCGGCATGCTCAAGGCCGTCAAGGACATCACGCGACCGGACGGCAAGCGCACGGTCTGCGCCATCCTCACCAACTCCGCCTCCGAGCGGCGTGGTGAGCAGGAGCTGCGCGTCGACCTGCCCATCGACTCGATCATCGCCACCGACAACGGTGTGCCCATCGCCAGCCAGATTCTCTCGATCGCGAACAACACCGAGTGGGCCCGCGTCGCCATCAGCGGCTACTGGACCACCTACGGCGAGATCGTCCGCAACGACCGCGGCTACCCCGTCTGCCAGCGCAGACAGCTCCGCGCTCAGCGCATCGAGGTGCTCAACTCGGCACCTGCCGCTGAGCTGCCCATCGAGGAGCCTTTCGGCCAGGAGCCCACCCTGGACGAGGTGCCGTTCTGATCCCTGCGCCCCACCTGGCACTGCTGGGTGGGGCTTTTTCATGCGCCTGTTCAGCAGTGCATGCAGGCGCCCCGCTTCGTTTCCGTTCTTTCGCCCCGGCTCGCGCCGGCTGATTCCATGCGCCAACACCTGATCACCATCGCGGCCTGGACCATCGCCCTTGCGGTGGTCACCTGGCAGCGCTTACTGAAACCCGCCATCGAGCAGGCCTTCCCGGGCCTCACCGACTCCCTGCCTGAGTCGCGTGAGTCTCACCCGTACCAGGGTGTTCCCGTCCCCGTCCCCGCTCGCTCCATTCGCGTCCATCACGCCGCGCCGGCCGCTGCCAAGCCCAAGCGCCGCACCGCCAAAGCCAAGCCCGCCGCTCTCGCTTGACATGGTCCTCACGCAATACCGCTCCGATCGCCGCGTCCGCCTCTCCGTGCGCGGCACCCCCGACCAGCTCGAGCCCATCGGCCTGGTCCTCGAACAGCTCTTCCCCGGCGAGGTCCTGGTCTCCTCCGACGAGGACGACCTGGACGACTACACGCCGGACCAACTGGAGGTGCTCGAGGCCATCGCCGACTACGAGCTCGAGCAGCGCTACAGCCTCCCCGTCAGCCACCTCTGACATGACGACGCCTGCGCGTTTCAATCCGCAGCCGCTCTCTGGCGGACCGCGCGTCAACATGCCATCCTGCGCGCCTGGCCGCACGCCACGCCAGGCAACACACCGCACCTGTCTTCGTTCTTTCGTCCCATGGGCCTCTTCAACTTCGCTCGCCCCAGCGCCAGCGGCACCGACACCTCCGTCATCCAGCTGGCCCTCAACGAGGAGATCGTCACCGTCCCGGCCGAGCAGGCCAAGGGCAAGACGATCAGCGAGCTGTTCACCCTCTTCGCCAGCCAGCTGGGCGATACCTCACGCATCAACCGCTACGTGGCAGCCGGTCGCATCGTCGACGCCACTGCCACGCCAGAGCCCGGCACCATCTACCGCGGTGCCGTCGGCTCGGAATCCAAGGGCCGCCACTGACCACCACTCACCAGGCTCCCGCGCGCCGGGGGCCTTTTCTTTTGCTCACGCCATTCCATGACCATCCTGCGCACCGCCCACGACGGCTGTTGGGAACTGGCCACCAACTCCTGGGGCACATTCCTGCGGCAGATCCCTGACCCCGATGCCGACACGATCATCACCGACGAGCAGCTCAAGGGCTTTGAACTGCGAGACGACATCACCCCCATCCCCGCCGACCTCTGGCAGCGCTGGGTTCAGCTCTGCTTCCAGATGACCGAGCGGGACAAGCGCAACCTGGAGGTCTCCTGCAGACTGCTGCGCCACGAAGACGACCGCTCCCAGTGGCGCATCCTGGTCCCCCAGCAGGAGGTCTCCGGCGCCTCGGTCCGCGTCAGCTCCTTCGACAAAGCCATCGACATCGAAACCGGCGAAGTCATCGAGCACTACCCGCCGGCCGGCTGGATCCCCTGCGGTTCCAGCCACAGCCACAACACGATGTCGAGCTTCTTCTCCGGCACCGACGACAAGTTCGAGCTGGGCGATCCCGGCCTGCACGTCGTCATCGGTGACATCAACACCACCAAGCGCAACTACACCCTCAAAGCCTCCGTCACCGCCAACCACCGCCGCTTCCTGATCCCCCACGACGCCGTCATCGACACCACCCCCGTCCCGGACGTCAAACCCCATCCCTCGGTCCTCGAGATCATCAAGCTCGAGACCCCGAAGTGGCAGCCCCTCGTCGCCACCGGATCACCCTCCTACTCCTGGCTGCCCAAACGCCAGAGCGCGCCGCCGGCCGGCTCTTGGCATGACCACTGGCACGACCTCTACGGCGGCGCCTGGTTTGACGACGACGACCTGATCGCCACCAATCAGGGCAGCCCGCCTGCCGCGTCACCGGTCGACGGCCTGCGCGCCGCCATCGGCGCCCTACTCAAGCCAGGCCCGGGCCATACCTACAACCAGCGCGACATCAACCAGCTCGAGGAACTGCACTGGCAGCTCACCGATCTGCTCAACGACCTGGTCAACGAGACCTGGGAAGACACCATCGATACCCCGCAGACCGCCGATGACCACACCCTTCTGCATCACTGAAGCGCCCCTGGTCCAGATCATGCCCCTCCCCAAGGGGGCATCACTGGCCGGCATCACCCGTGACGACGGCGTCCTGGATCACCCGCTGCGCATCGACGCCTGGATCCAGGGCCCCTGGCGCACCCTCGCCGCAGCCAATGTCAGCAGCACACGCGATCAGTTCTTCGAGGACAACTGCCACGGCTGCAAGTACTACTTCGAATACGTCACGGCAGACGACTCCGACGTCCGCTGCGACATCGAATACGACGGCGAGGAAGCCAGCATCTACGGCTGCGCCACCCGCGTCCGCATCGCCTCGCCCTGCCCCTGCTACACCGACGGCCTCAGGGGTGTCGAATGGCCGTGCCTCGCCGGCGAGGACATCGGTGACTTCACCGGCAGCGAGGACGTCAGCTTCGAGAACATCCGCTTCTCGCTCTACCTCGACGCCCAGAGCCTGACGCCTTCCCGTCAGCTCGATCACTCTCCCTGGTGCGTGCGCATGCAGGGCTACCGCTCCGACGGCGAGACCGGTCCCTACTTCTTCACCACCGCCGAGCGGGTCCTCAATGTCTACGACCCCTACGGCGAAGTCTGCTGGGGGCACTACAGCGTCCGGCCCCGCTCGCTCGCTGACGCCGCCGAGGCCTATGCCTCCATCCCCGGCAATGAGGACCTGCTCACGATCAGCGATCACGAGGACTACACCGCCGAGATCCGCTCGGAGGTCAACTGCGCACGCCTCAGCTACGACGGCCTGCTCTTTCCGCTCCTGAGCGATAGCGAGCACGCCTTGATCTACTGCCGCGCTACGCCGGCCCTGCGGCAATCCTTCCTGCTCCTGGCGACCGCCCAATCCGCCCGCATCATCGGCGATCTGGCCGTCCTACCCGCCACCTGGCAGGAGGTCACCCTGCCCGACGGCTCCACCCGCTCCCTTTGGGTCGGTGATCCCCTGCCCGACGGCCACTGCTGGCTGTTCGACGCCATCGCCGACACCAACGAGGGCGTTCTGCTCAACGGTCAGATCCTTGGCCAACTCCAACTCAGCACCCCAACACCCGCCCTGTGAACATCACCCACACCCACGTCATCGGCGCTGGCGGCACCGGCGGACACCTCATCCCGCTGCTGGCTCGCCTGCTCCAGTACCACCCATCCGGCGGCAGTTCGATCACGATCCACGACGGCGACAGCTTTGAGCCCCATAACGCCACCCGCCAGCCCTGCGGCGATGCAGCCGTCGGCCTGACCAAGGTCGAATGGCTGCAGACCCTCTGCGCCAGCCAGGGCCTGCGCATTGACACCCGCGCCCGCTATCTCGACGCCGACTACTTCAAGGCCATCCTGCGCACCACCACCGGCACCCTGCTGGTGGTGGCCTCGGTCGACAACGACGCCACCCGCAAGATGCTGCTCGACAACCTCGAAGCATCGGACGCCGACTTCTTCTTCGTCACGCCCGGCAACGCAGGCGCTGACGATCCAGCGGCTGCGATCAAAGGCAACGTCCTCTGGTACGGCCGCGTCGGCCCGCACACCTACGGCATCAATCCTGCCCTGGTCTTCCCCAACATCGAGCGCCCGCAAGACGTCATCCCCCGCGATGGCGGCTGCATGCTCGAGCAAGTCAGCTCACCGCAACTGATCACCGCCAATGCGATGGCCGCCACTCTCACGCTGGCCGTGGTTCAGAACATCCTCGACGACCAACTGCCCAGCGCTGCTAGTTCCCTGTTCTTCAACGGTCGCACCTTCCAACTCTCCGCTTCCTGACATGACCGCTACCGCCACCAAGCCCGCCACCACCGACATCAACGGCATCGTCCTTCAACTCGACAACCTGCACACCGCCTACGCCGCCATCCTCGAGCAGGCCAAGGAGCAACTCGAGCAGCTCGAACTCACCGACGAGCAGGCCAGCGCCATCGCCCAGCGCCTACTCCAGTCCGCCGCGCAGCAAGAACAGCTCGCTCAGCTCGCGGTGACCGCCCTGCGCAACGAGATTGAGACCTACTACACCAGCGGCCAAGGCGGCGACCACTGGCTACTGCGCCGGCTCAGCAGCAACCTCGATGAGCGCGCTAGCGACAACCTGCGCCAACAGGTCCGCCTTGTCCTGCGCGAATGCCTCTGCGAACCGGACTTCCGCACCAGTCTCGACGTCGCCATCGGCACGCAACTGAACCATCCCAACGGCGAACTCTCCCGCGTCATGCGCAACTCCCTGCGCGCGGCCCTGGCCGGCCTCTACGACGCCAGCGATCTGCGCAGCTTGCTCGATGTCCCCAGCGACGAGGACTACCGCACGCGCGCCGAGCAGCGCATCTCCGAGCTGCGGGACCACTGCCACTCCCTGAACACCGCCATCAGCCACTTACGCAACGAGATCAACGACCGCCTGGACCGCATCCAGGCCTGATCACCGCCCGCCCTGCCGGCCTTCGGGCAGGGCTTTCTTTTTACACGCCCAGTGCATCACGCCCCGTAGGTCACCTCGGGCTGTACTTCACCGCTCAACTTGTAGCCCGGCCAACTCTGCTCCGGCGCCATTGGATTACTTGCCATCAGCGAACCAATCCGCATCGCCATCAGCTCACCATGCAGGCTGCCATTCTGAAGTCCTTCCTTGAGGCGCAGCGGCGGCAATCCCAGCCGCTCGCCAGCCATCAACGTCGGGAAGTCGTTATCCACGTCGGCCCATCCTGCACAACCTCACCGCTTCATCCGCCATCACCCAATAGCTCGTCCGTGTCTTGCCAGCCGCCTCTAGCGCTGCCTTGACACGCAGCCATAGCGCACACTCCCAGCGCGCCGGCATCTCCATCAGGCCAGCGGTTGCTCCCGCTCGGCCTCGACCTCCTGCCCCTGCTGCAGGTAGCTCATCAGCGCCATCAGACCCTGCCCTGCTGCGGTCAGGCCGGCAACCGCGCCGCCGCCGGTTGCTCCGTAGAACGCCACCTGGCCAGCGCGCTCAGTCGGACTGGTCCCAGCCAGCATGCCGCGCAGTCGATTCAATGGATCGCTCGCTGCCGCCTGGTCGGCGACGCCTTGAATCAAGACGTCGGGATTCGGCGCAAACACCTCAGCCGACCGCGCGCCAGGCTGCCGCAGCAGCATCGCCTTGAGATCAGCAAGGCCACCCTCTGATACGCCATAGCGCGCACCCACGCGCTTGGCAGCCGTATCGGGATTGCTCTTGAGCTGGCTGAGCACATCCGCCGTCACCGCCTTGCGCTTAGCCGCCTCCCCAATCCGCTGCTGGTTGGCGAAGTAGCCGCGAATCTTGTCATCGAGAGCGCCTACTCGCTCAGGAACGCCAAACATGGCAGTCGCTATGGCATTGCGTACTCGCATTCTAGTTCTGTTTGTTTATGGCCTCTTTCAGCAGTGCATGGAAGGGGCCTGCTTCGTTCATTCTCTTCTTTCATCATGGAACTCAACCTCGGTCCTCTCGCCCTGCGTCTGTATTCCGGCTCCAACTGGACGCACGCCGAAGCCGCCTGGGTCAGCAACCGCAACGGTGGCATGGCCCGGCGCGAGACGGCGATCAACGCCGGCTTCAAGTCCGACCACCTGACCGACATGGTCGGCAAGGACAATCCAGCTGACACCTTCGAGTGCCCGGACACTGGCACCCTCCACTTCGGCAAGATCGTCCAGACCCCGACCGGCGTCTACGCGATCACGGCCAAGGAGGTCTACACCAAGGCGCTCTACACCAAGGCGGTCAAGCACGGCCTCGCCGCTGCTGAAACCGCCACGGAAGCCGTGGTCGCCGCCACGCCTGCCCCCGCACCTGCTGCGGTGACCGCCTGAGTCCGCACGCCCCGGTGAGCGTTTCGCCCGCCGGGGCTTCCTTTTTCTTGATTCCTCGCCACAATGCGCACGCCACGGCATGCAGCATGTCCAATGACGCCGATCGCCGACTTGGCCCGATGGTTCGCCTGCGGGATGCGACTGCTCAGCTCCTGGCGGACGCCGAGCGCGCCCTCAAGCGCGGCGACCCCAGCCAGGACCGGGACTCCATCCGACGACTCCGCCAGCAACTGGCGACCTTTGACCGTCAACTCCAGCGCTCCCGGTCATCGCTATCTCGTCCGGCGCACCACTAGCACCCACCGCCTCTCCGCCTACGTCTATGACCTCCGCACCAGCCTCACCTGGCGCTGCGATTTCTCCAGTCAACGGGAACGCAACCACTACCTCAGCCAGCTCCGGCGCGGCTACACCGACCACTGGCCCAGCGCCATCGTCACCGGCAGCGCTCAACCCGTCGGCTGAATCCAGAGCGACGGGCGGCACCTCCCTTTACGCCCTCGGTATCCAGGCCCAGGTGATTGACGGTGAGCTCGCCCTCGCCGCCGAGCTGCTCGACACCGACGACCCCACCCAGGAGTCAACGGCCATCGCCCTGATCGAGCAGTACCTCGAGGCCGCCCAGCACACCAAGTCAGCCCTGGCCGACAAGGCGGACAACATCTGCCGCTACATCGACCACCTGCAGGCCGTCGCTCAGTTCCGCAAGGACCAGGCCAAGCGCCTCGCCGACCTGGCCGCTGCAGACCAGCGCCGCGCCCAGTCCCTCACCGATTACATGCTCAAGGTGCTCACCGCCCTGCAGCCCGGTGAGAGCAAGTTCTCCCTGCCCACCCACGAACTGCGCTCGCGCCGCAGCGAGTCTGTCGAGATCGACGACGAAGACTTGATCCCCGACGACATGTTCCGGGTCAAGTCCACCCGCGAACCGGACAAGGCCTCGATCAAGGCCGCCATCAAGGCCGGACAGGAGATTGCCGGCGCCCGCCTGATCACCCGCACCAGCTGGTCCATCAAATGATCATCCCCTCTGTTGACTACGACACCTTCATCCGCCACCGCCCCGGCATCGTCAATGCCATGCGCTGCTACGGCGGTGGCTTTGTCTCAGCCCTTGCCGTCGCCATCTCCCGCGCCGACAACGACAACGCTCGGCGCATCCACGCCGCCTTCCCGCACTACATCAATCAGTACGGGCCGGACTCGCCCTTCTTCCGCCGCTCGGACTGACTTCCTGGTCTCCCAATCCCCCAGCGGCCACACGCTGATCACGCCTCAGACCAACCGCGCTCACCTCGTTCTCCGCGAGCTCTGTGATCCCCCCGACCTTTATCGCCGTATCGGCTGCTTTCTCCTTCTGGATTCAGCGGCTGCGGCGTTTGTCCAGAAGGTCCTCCGTTCTTTCCACTACCACCTCAGATCATGGCCGTCCGCATCGCCACCTCTGATCCCAAGCCCTCCTCCCGCAACCCCGACTACGACTTCTTCTACTTCAACAAGAAGACCGCAGCTGGCAGCGAATGCGTCGCCCTCATCCCCAGGTCCCTGCGCGGCATCGTCAAGAAGGGCTTTGTCTTCGACGACGCCGCCCTCCGCTACGACGACGAGATCAAGGCTTCACTTCTCGAACTCGACTTTGACGAACCGCCAACGGGGGATCCTGCTCTCCCTCCTGGAGAAGAAGGCTGGGCCGACCCTGACCATCTCGCTGCCCTTGAACCCGCCGACCATCAGGCCCTCGTCGCCGTCGCCGAGCGGCCCGTCATCCCCAACCGCGGCCTCAGGCCCGCCACGGTGCGCAAGCAGAACGCTGCCGCACGCGCCGCTGAACACAACATCGACATCGATCTCCTGATGCTGCTCGATCAAGCCTGCGCCGGCTTCAACTACGCCTGCCGTCGCATCGGTACCGCCGAGAAGCCCCGCGCCATGGAGGCACAGAAGCTGGTCGTCACCTGCATGATCCCCTGGCTCAAGCAACGCGGCGTCAACCTCGACGAGAACGACGAGAAGGGAATGAACTACTCATGACGTCCAATCACCTATTCCGCAAAGACCCCATGCTCCGCTATGCGCTCGAGCTGGGGTTCACGATCAAGCCCGGCCGGCGCCATTGGCATGCCACCCACCCCAACGGCGGCCACACGATCATCTCCTTCGGGCGCAAGCGACATCCCCGCTCCGAACGCAACACCATGGCCGCCCTCAAGCGGGCCTCTATTCACCATCCGCCCCAGCCGTGAGCATCGAGCGCCTCGAGAAACTCCTGGCCCTCAGCCAGAGCCCCAACGAGCACGAAGCCGCAGCCGCGGCCCTCAAGCTCTGCGCCCTGTTGATCGAGCGCGGCGGCATCAAGGCACTCGCCAAGAACCGCCGCAAGCCCACCCAATACGAGCTCTACGTCCAAGCCAACCGCGCTGCCCGAGCAGAGGAACGAGCCATGTCTCGACGCAGGCGGCCATCCCCCAACCGTTAGCCACAACTCCCACATGGAGCGCTTAATCACCGTCGACCTCGACGCCAGACAGATCCTCAATCAAATGACCGGTCTCGACCTGGCGAAAGCCCTCGCCGACAATCTCTCTCTCACCCGCCACCGTCTGCGGCTGCACACCGGTCGCGACCAGCAACCCTCCGCCCTGGAGGACAGCCTGATCGACTTCATCGAGGGCGAGCACGAATGGCTCGCCGCCCGTGACGTCACCCTCACCAATGTCCACGACGACTGATGCCCGCCGCGCCTAAGACCCACTTCTCTGGCACTGAAGTCTCTCGTCGCTTCCGTGCCGCTCGCCGCCAAGTCCTCGGCGGCAATCAGTACATCATCCAGTTCCAACGCAAGGGGCAGGGGCTGCCGCTCGAGTGGCAGCGCCAACACTTCTGCATCCCAGCCTGGGAGCCCAAGCAGATCGTTGCCTGGCAGAACGATCCCGTTCGCGCCGAGTGGGATGGCGGCTACCTCTACGCCATCGAGGAGTGCGGCCCCTTAGCCCACGGATTCGTACTGGACCTCTGCCGCTACCAGCGCTGCGCACGGGCTGTTGTCGCCCGCGGCGAAAGTCAGATCGAGGAGCTATACGACAACGCCCTCCTCTGGCTTGGCACGCCGACCGACAACCCTCGCGCCTACCTCTACGGCGAACCCCGCAGTGGCTGGATCGAGGTGCCGTACCTGCGGCCAGTCAGACAGGGCGCCTCAACGCCCCTGCCGCAGCAACGGACCGCGGCCTAGCACCCCCGCAGCGTGGCCTTCAAGAACCAGCCCGCCTTGAACGCGGCGCCCACCAGCTCCGCCATGTAGTTCTGCACATCAGGAGCGCCAACCTCTGCGGCCACGCGCTCCACTTCCTTCGCCAGGAACCCCAGCGCATCCAGGTTGCCGTAGTAGGTCAGCAGCATCTCGCGGCCGTCATGGCTGCAGATGTTCTGGAACCCGCTGAGCGCGTCCTTCAGACCGCAGCTGCACAACGGCATCCAGTAGTCCATGCTGCGCACGAACTCGGCCACCGTGTCGAACTGCTCGAGGTGCGCCTCGTACTGCTCCTTCAGGAAGGCATGCACCGCCAGGAAGTTCTCCCCTTCATAGTTGAGGTGCGTCAGGTGGCTCTGGGTCTCCAGTTCCTTGAGCATCGAGGCCAACGTGATCAGCAGCTGCACCAGCCGCCCCACCTCCGGGGCGGGCGTGGTCTCTGGCGTCATCGGCTCGCTCAAGGTCGCCTCCTGCATCCCACCCACCATTGCGTACATGCCGCGCCTTGCGCCTCGTCCGCCTAGTCTACGCAGCGCAGCCGTTCAGCACTGGCCCCGCCCTCGCTTGAGGGTGGGGCTTTTTGCATGCACCTCTTCAGCGGTGCATTGCAGTTATCTGTTTTCTCATGAGCGCACTTGCACCTCGCGACACCTCCGCCCTTGCCTACCTGGTCTGCGATGACGACGGCATTGCCCCACGTCCGCCAGAGCCCCAGATTCAGCGCTATGGCATCAACCAGATTGGCCAGCTCTACAAGTACGGCGCCAGTGCTGCCAAGCCCGAACGGGTCCTCGGCGAAGACGACAGCGTCGTGTTCTTTGGCCTGAAGGACTGCTTCGTCAAGCGCCGCTCCGAGCGCGATTACCTCGACCTCGAGCTCTACAGCGAGGTGCCTCTGCTGCTGCGCGTCATCTCACTGCCCTGCTACGCCACACCCTTGCAATGGCACGTCCGCACGATTCTTGGCGCCCTCACCCATAGCGCGCCTCAGGTTGACATGCGCGACACGCCGGGCAAAATCAGTGCCAGGCGCGGCACCGGCGGTTCCGACCCCAAGCGAATCGCCAATTTCCTCGATCTCTACCTGCTCACGGGCAACAACCAGGACGCCCCTTTTCAACGCATCTACGCCGAGGCCATCGGCGGGACGCGGGACGACCTCGAGATCGCCGTCAACAATCTCCGCCGCGCTCTCGACCTGGAACCCCAGTTTCTGTGAGCGACTCCCACTTCCCTGACGCGGTGTCGCCGGAGGCCCTCAGCGCCTTCCTGCGCACCCACAACCTCCTGCCCGAGAGCGAGCGCATTCCGTCCGTCGATCTCGGCGGGATGGAGGGCGGTCCCTGCGATCTGCAGTTCTGCCTGACGCAACTGATCCATCGCTCCAAGAACGGCACCAACCTGATCCAGATCCTCACCTCGGCGATGTATCTGCTCTGCGAGGCAGAGCATCAGTTCGACGACCAGCTCAGCAGCCTGGCCCTTGAGCGCGAGCCCTATGACCAGCTCAGCGGCTCAGAGCAAACCACCTTGGCCCGGATGATGCGCCGCCACCTGCTGGCCACACGCGCCTCGATGGGTCACCTCGAGGAACTGCTCGCCGACTTGAGCGATCTCTACTACCGCGGCCGGGCCCATCAGCTGCTCACCGAGACCTTCACCAGTGAGCCCTCGCTGGCGGAGTTCCGCTCTCACATGCTGATCTCCGACGGACTGCTCGCCTCCTTGGGCCTGGAGCGCAGCGCTGTCACCACCTACATCAACGGCACCGTCCAACCCTGAACTCACCCCACGCTAGCCATGCCACGCCGCCGCATCTCCATCCAACGCGAGGACCGCATCTGGCACCTCCGCTGCCAGGGCTACGACTACGACTCCATTGCCCGCATCGTTGACGTCCACCCTGTCTCGATCACCAGCGTGATCCGACGAGTCAGGCGTCGCCCGCCGCTCGAGCAGGACCCAATCCGCCGCGGCCGCGGGCATTCCTTCCTCTCGGACCAACAGGTGCATCAAATCCGCATGCGACGCGCCCAAGGCGAAAAACTGCTGAGCCTGGCCCGCGAATACAGCCTGACCGAGTCCTCCATCTGCCGTTTGGCGCAATATCGCACCTATCAGCAGCCGGAGGTTTGCGGCTACCCCTGGTCCTTTGGCAACCGTCTGGTGTCCTAAGGCACCGAACCACCACTGCTGCGTGACAAGGGGCTGCAAAACAGCCCCTTTCTCTTGCGCATGCACGGCACGCCGTACACAATGTCGACGTTGGTGAGGGATGGCCCGGCCTGCCGTCCCCTGCCGCAGCACTTCCGCGTCCACGAGACCCCTCCCCCGTGACCGATCCCCGCGCTATCCCCTACTCCGAACAGGACATCGATGCCTACTCGCAGCACATTGCCAAGCTTGCCGCCATTGCCGCGCCCGGGGATCCGGCCGCTCCCACCTTCCGGCTCTGGTTCTACTGGCGCTATGGCGCCATGCCGCAGGAGCGAGTCGTCACCGCACGGCGCCCACACAGCACGACCGCACGCCAGCAGACGGCTGCTTGAGCTGGCGGCCCTCCTTGCCCTCACCATAGCCTTACTCACTCCCCATCCGGTTGGTCAGCAGCTAGGGCCGCGCCACTACGCCAACGGACTTGACACTGGACCCTGACGCCATGCTTCGCCTCTACCCCCTGCTGCGAGCCAAGACACGCCTCGATCGCCTGATGCGCGTCTCCACCGTCGTTCACGGTTTGGCCCAACGGCACGCGCTGCTTGCCACCTCTCTGCTGCCCGCGGCCTTCGCCCTCCGCTACCTCTGCCGGCGCGAAATCCAGCAACTCGAGCAGCAGGGCTATCCAATCCGTCAGCGCGCCTTCTACTGATCCATGCTCACCAAGGACCTTCTCGGCGAGGAGCAGGTCGTGCTCATTCTCACCTCCGCCGATAGCAACACCCGTCTGGCCACCAGGCTCGGCGTCAGCAAGCAGGCCGTTAGCGATGTACGCCGCGGCAATACACACCAGGCCATCCGCATTGACCTACCCCGATACACCGAGCATCGCCGCCGCCGCTTCTCCCCCAAGGAGATTGCTGCCATCCGCGCTTCCAAAGACAGCTACGGACAACTCGCATCCCGCTACAACGTCTCGCGCGGTGCGATTGCAGACATCCGCCTGGGGCGCACCTATCGCGACCTCATCTATGTCAACACCGATCGCGCTCTTCAGCATTGCCACAAATGCCAGCACTGGAGCGAGTCTTGCCGCCTAGGGTTTCCCGAGGCTGAACTCGATCCTGCATTCGCCTCTGAATGCAATCTCTACGCCATCTAAGTCGTGCAACTTGATCTGCTCTCCAATCAACGCATCGACATCCTCCTGCCTGATGGATCCATCCTCTGCCTCTCGCATGGCTCCCAGCGAACCCGTGTCGAGCACTGGATTGACCATCAGCTCGACACGCTCCTCACCCTTCCTTTCCAATGCTCAGAATCGACCATCTCGTTGCAGCGGAACTTAGCGACCTGACCCTGCTGCGTGATGCGCTTTTGGCCTACAGCTATGAGCGCCCATCCGACCGCCCTCAGATTGACCGCCTTACCGCTGTACTCGAGCAAGCCATTACCCACCAGCGCAGCACGCCGGAACCGCCGCCCTTAATGCGCGTCTTCTTCTAGCTCGGGCGCAGCAAGGCGCAATCGCCCGTCAGTGCCCGTCCCCTCCCGCCGTCCCATCACGCATGGGGCGGCTTTTTGCGTGCCTTACTTCTAATCGCCGTGTGCGCAATCCTTTCTCCGAACCCTGATTTCCGTCGCCCCCGTCGTCTCACGCTCACGATGCCCCAGCACGTGCTCGAGCAGCTAGAGCGCTGCGCTCTGCAGGCCGAAATCCTCTACTACGAGCTGCTCGGGCTCCTGGCCTACTACCAAGAGGAAGCGTCACCCGACCTCGATGACAACACCGAGGTTGCACTGCGCCTGGGTATCAACCAACTCGAGGCCGGCTTGGCCCGCGCCAATGCCATCGGTGAGTTCCAGCTCGAGCAGCTGCGCACCATCACCAACAAAAGTATCGAGAGCCGCTGATGCCTGCACAGCAACGGCTACTCAAATTTGGCCACGGCAACGCCAAATTGCCCTCCAGCACCATGACCTTTGCCCTGCCGGCTGGGCACACCTGCCCCGGCGCTCGCCAGTGCCTGGCCTTGGTGAACCCACGCACCGGTCGCCTGCAGGACGGACCGCACACCCTGTTTCGCTGTAGCGCCGCCAGCGAGGAGGTCCGTCCGTCCGTGCGCCAAGCGCGCTGGCACAACTGGGATTTGATCCGCCCCCTCGGTAGCACCGCCATCGCCGACCTGCTCGATCTCTCCCTGCGCGCCCAGGTCCGTGCCTACACCGAGCGCGTCCGCTGGTTCACCGCCGGCGACTGTCCGACCATCGCCCTGCGCGACGCTCTGATCGCCACGGCCCGGCGCCACCCGCAACTGCTCTTCTACCTCTACAGCAAAAACCTGCCGCTGTGGCTGCAGGGGCAACAACCACTGCCTCTGCCGGAGAACCTGCGCCTCACTGCCAGCTGGGGCGGACGTTATGACCATCTCCTGACGGACGGCCGTTTTCCTCGCACGGCACGCGTGGTCAATACGCAAGAGGAGGCCTACGCTCTGGGCCTGCCGGTCGACTTCAGCGACGCCCTAGCTTACAGCGCGACGCCGCAGCACTTCGCCCACCTCGTCCACGGCACCCAGCCGAAGGGCTCTGAGGCCGGTCGAGCCATTCAGGCACGCCGCAGCGCCGGACTGTTCAGCGGCTACTCGCACCAGCGGCCGGTTCGCCCGCTCACTTCCGTCTCATCGTGCGCCCTGACATCACCCTCGCCGCCCTGATGGTCGTCTGGGCCATCGCTCTTGGTGTTCTTTACCTCAATGACTGACCCATCCACTACCCCGGCGCCCTCCGCGCCGACCGATACGCAGCTCGAGGAAGTGTTCCATCAGCACGCCTCCCTTGTCTTCTCCAAGGCGCACATCGATCTGCAGGACTTCCTGATCGCTTCCCGCCTGATCCTCTCGCGCTGGGGCCATGACTGATCGCCAAATCCTCGAAGCCGCCCTCACCGCCGGGCTGTGCCTGCCCACCTGCTGGTCCCTGGTGGACCCAGATCACTCGGCCGACGACATCTCTGCGGGCTGGAGCGAGCTGGAGCGCGAGCAGATGGACAAGCTGCGGCGGTTTGCTGCTCTCATTACCGAGCGCGAACGCCTGCTCTGCTGCGCGCAGATCACCCACTGCCACATCATTCCGCCTGCCGATCGGCAGCGCACTGCGGACTATCTCCTGACGGTTCGCCGCTCATCTCTCCCTACCGATACAACCCATGACTGAAAACGACTGGCATAGCTTCAATCAGGTACGCGCTCAATTGGTGCGTGCCGTCATTCACGCAGCCCTCAAGGACACCGCCGATTGCCATTGGCGCGTAACACACACCACCGCCGGCGAGCAACTGGTCCGCGTGCGTGACCTGTTGGCGTGGGCAGAGCTGACAGCTTCCAACTTGGAGAAAACTGATGACAACTAACCGCCCGATCACCCCACCACCGGAGCTGGTGCAGCAGTGGCTGGAGGACAGCCCAGAAGATGACGAGCTTGGCATCGCTGGTTACATCGCCACCCAAGCAGCCCGCTGGGGAGCTGATCAGCAGCTTAAACAAGACGCTAAGTGGCTGGACTCAAACGCTTTGTATACTCACGAGCTCATTGTTTCGCCCTCTGGTGATGCACTGAGGCAAATCATGCGTCCTAAGCCACTGAGCTTGGCGGAAGAAACGCTGACCAAGTCCGCCCAGGCGGTGCTGGATGCGTTCCGTGCTGTGCCTGACTTGCGTGATTGCCCCAGCATCGCCGCCGCCCTGCGTGCTGCTGCGGATCAGGTGGTGCCGGAATACGAGACAACACCTGGAGGATCCAAGATCTGGCCAAGCGAGCCAGTGCCCTCTATCCGTGCTGCGCTCCTCGCCATCGCCGCCGAGCTGGAGGGTGCCAATGACTAACAATACAGGCGCAACATGCGTCCGATGCGGCAAAGGTCACTACAAAGCCCTTGATCTAAATGACGCCATCTTTGGTGATCTTCATTGCGACAACTGCGGACATTATGTCAAGTTTAATCAAGACCTAGAAGAGATTCAAGCCATCGCCGCCGAGCTGGAGGGCTCTAATGACTGAGCAAACTACACCTCCCTGCTGCGAAGCCTGGGAAAGCTGGGCAGATTCTGCGAACTGGTTCGTAGATACAGAAGGCACGTATCGAATGCCCCACCTGAAGGGCACCCGCCATCGTTTCAACTTCTGCCCGAGTTGCGGTTCCGAGCGCCGTAGCGCCATTGTTGTCGCGACTGAGCTGGAGGGCAGCCCATGACCAGCCCCCTCTGGCGGGAGCTAGCCCTCCAGCCGCAGCTCTCCTATCGAGCTCCCAGTACGGACCAGCTGGCGGCCATCCTCTCCCTGATCGCCGATCACATCGAACAGCGCGGCGCTCAGGGCCTCGACCTCGATCCCGGTGAAACCGCCGACTGGTTGCGCCACGAAGTCGAGCAACTGCTCGCTGACTCCTGATTGCCATGCAAATCCACTACCCCGATCACCCCATCGCCGACGCCAGCTTCGAACTGCGCGACGGGCAGACACTGCGCGACATCATCACTACCTGCCGCGACAATGCCATCCCCTTCCACATCCGCTACAGCCATGGCGGCCGCTTCCGCTACCCCTGTGACACCTCCCGCTGGAGCCGCTGAGCTGCAGCTACGGCGCAGCGAGCTGTTGGCGTTCGGCGCCATCCTGCCTCATGAAGCCGCCGGGCTCCGGCTGGGCATCAGCTCACCCACTCGCACCCTGAATCGCCGCAGTGGCCGCTGTTGGAGTGCCCAGCAATGGCTCGCGCTGCTGGAGCCCTACTTACAACGCGCTGGCCTCGCCTGACTCGTCGCCCGCCAGCAAGACGTCCCATTCATCCGCTGCGACGTAGGCACGCCCCGTCAGACGCTGCATCAGGTCACACGACACCTGGCGCAGCGTCTCTTCATTGGCCAGCACGTCCCACTCGCTGCCGTTCTGCCAGTTGAAGTCCAGGTACGCCTGCCCCTCGACGTCGTAGTAGCAAATCGTCAGGCCGTCTTGCGTATGGCAGGCCACGGGCTCATGGCCGCTCAAGTCCGCTGTCACCACTGCTATACCCGAGCCCTCAGATTTAGTCATCACGTGCTTGCCGGCTAAGCGATATCAGCGTCGTCAGCAACGCCATCAACGACGCCACGGATCGACCACTGGCATCCTCGCATCCAATCTGAGGCATTTGCACCTCTTTCCCGACATCCGTCCCGCGATAGCGCGCATACCAGGGCCAGATCTTGGGCATCACGTAGTAGGTGCAACTCCCCCATTGCAGCACCGCCAGTAGGGCGATTGTCCCAGAGACACCGACGATCGATCGCCACAGCCAGGTCGGCATCGCTATTCCCTGCCAGGGGCGCGGCTCAGGTGCTCGCTGCGCTCGCCGCCATCGCGTTCGCCAATTGTCAGCAGCACACCGCGCGGCTCGATCACCATCCGCACCCAGCGCACGTCCGCCTGACTCAGCAGCTCCGATCGCCGCAGATAGGCGCGATCCAGCAGGTCCATTTCATGCGCATCCATGGCCCCTGGTGCATCGCCTCCAGTCTATTCAGCTCAGGCGATCAGCAAAAACTCTTCACCTTCTGCGCTCCCTAGCTTGAGGGGCCACGCCATCCTGGTATGACGCACCGCCGTGCGCAGATGGTCGACACCGCCACCGGTGAACCCATCGATCCCGCCTGGCAGCCGATGCTCGCCCTCGATGAGCTCGAGCCTGCCAATGCGCTGATGCGCAAGAACAATCTCCACTACACCTGGCGCTGGATTCCCCAGACCGCCCATCTCAGCGGCACGGCGCTGCTTGTGACCTCGGCCTAGTGCACATGCTGCAGTTCAACTCCGCCCTGCTCGCCCTAGCTGGCGCCTTCACTGGCCCTTATGCCCCCTACCAGAGCGTGCACCTGCAGCCCCATCTGCAGGGGGTGCTGGTGGCTGCCAGCGATGGCGGCAAGGTGTCGATGCTCGGCTACGACGCCAAAGGACGCGGCGATCAAGCCTGCGACATCCTCGCCTCCCCTGATTTACTGCGTGCCTGCGCGGGCATCAAGAGTGCTGAGCGGGACGTGCGCATTGACGGGGACACCGCAGCGGTCACGACCTACCGCAAGACCACCAGCTCGGAGGTCAAACGGTTCCCGATCAGCTACGCCACCGCCCCCTTCCCGCCGCTCGATCGCGCCGTGTCCGCCTGCATCCAGCGCTGGTCCGCCACCCCCGCCCTCAGCAGCACCGCCGGGCGCTACGACACGCTCTACCTCGAGAAGGCGATTAAGTCCGCCGGGCACCTCTGCGAATCGCTGGTCCTCAGCGCCTTCGATGGCGGACCCCTGCGCCTGCATGGTGAGGGACTTGACGTGATGATCCTGGTGATGCCGCAGACCGCCCAGCCGGTGCCGCCCCTGCCGCAGTGGGTGCAGGACTTTGCCGCCAATCCCTAGATCGGGGCCCGCAAGATCCCAACCTTTTCTTCCGGTTTCCAAGCCGCACGACGTGGCTAGCGTGACGTGCGCCCCAGCACGCACTTGTGAGTACCGCAACGCTCGTTGTGGCCCTGGCGGCAGCGCCTGTTGGTGCACAAGTAGATGGACGCGAAGCTCTCGAAGCCTTCGCCGCCACCGTTGGCCGCGACCCGGTCAATGTCCTACTCCGCTGCACCGCTAACTCCGCTGTCGCCAAGGCCTTCGCCGTCAAACAGCCCGGGGATGTTCTCCTCGCATCGGGGTCGTTGACTCTCGATGACGACAACAACGTCCCTCAACTCGCCGCCTTTGTGCTGTGCGATGCCACCCGCGACCAGTACGTCAACGAGGTCACCCTCGTCGGCCGCCTCACCAACGAAGCCAAGTCCAGCGAGTCCGGCAAGTCCGCTACCCGCACCTTGGCCGTCAACCGCTACGTCGCGGACAAAGAGCACACCGACTGGTTTAAGCTGCGCGGCTACGGTGCCGCCAAGGACCGCCTCGAGAAAGCCGGCAAGGGGGCCCTGGTCTCCATCAACGGCACGCTCGAGCAGCGCACCAACCGCGAAGGCAGCCCCTACTGCGAAGTCAAGGTGCGCGTCCTGCGCGTCCACGGCAACAGCAAAGGCGGAGGGGCTTCCAGCGGCCCCGCTGCCGGCAGCACCGCCGTCGGCTACGCGCACGAGGACTTCACCGAACCCGACGGGCTCAGCTGCCCGGACATGCCTGCCATCTGGTAACCCACTTCCCTCGCCTGATCATGAGCTTCTTCCCGACTGACTACCGCGCCGCTACCGCCGCCCCCGAATCCACCGGCCACGACCGCAAGAACCGCTACTTCGAGACCAAGCGCATCAAAGACGGCGAGTCCGTCACCTTCCGCCTCTGCGGCACCCACGACAGCGGCCACGTGATTGCCGGCTGGCAGTATTTCACCGCCGAAGGCAAGCCGCGCCGCTTCCCCAAGTTCCCTGAGGGCTACCTCGAGGACATCGGCCTGACCTACGAGGGCCGCACCAAGGGCACCGGCGAGAAGGACAAGCCCCAGTATTTCCTCTCCTTCTGCGCCCTGGTCAAGGAGAGCGATGAGTTCATGGTCTTCACGATCAACCAGAAGAAACTGCGCGAGCAGCTCGAGACCGTGCTCGACATGGAGGACTACAAGCAGCCGCTGCCCTCGGGCATGTTCAACTTCTACGCCACGATCAAGCGCGCCGGCGAAGGGCTCAACACCAACTGGCACCTGACGCCCACCCTTAAGGCGCCGACCAAGGCGGACGAGAAGCGCTGGGCCGAAGTGGCGGAATCGATCTGGCTGCCCGCCCTCTATGTCGGCGCTGATCCGTTCTCCGGCAAGCCCGCCACCGCTCGCCCCGAGGGTCTGCCACCCACGCACCGGGACCCGATGGGCGCCGATCACGAGGTCGCTACGGCCCCTGATCTGGAGGCTATGCCGGCCGCTGGTTGGTAAATCACCACCAAACATGCGTCGTTGCAGCACAATGCCGCAACCTGCAGCAGCGCTAGAGGCTCGATCTGGCGCTGCTTTTGCGTCCAAGTGGTGCTCTGCGCTACACGTGGACGGTGGTTTTATGCAGTTTGTGCATATCCTCACATCACCGTCGTTTATTCGTACGATCGCCCCTCATTCGCTGGCGATTGCAGTGCCTCCAGTAGACGCTCCGACGCTTCCTCCCTCCACGCACCTCCCCCTAGATTCCGCGCAGCCTCTTTAGCTAGCCAGCGCATGGCCGCCGGGTAGGTCATCAGCACCTGCTGCGCCATCATCTTGGCGATCTGCCTGAGCTCCGACTCGCTGGCCTGATCCAGCGCCGCGATAAAGCGACCCAAGCGCAGGTGTTCGTCCACCGTCGGCTCAAAGCCGCGATCACTGTCTCGCTCCAACTGGTGCGGGTGCATCGCGTCTCTCACGTTTTGTTTCACGCTAGCCCGATTCCTCGACTGTCATGCCCGTCGCCAAACTCGCCCATCTCTACGCCCAGCAACTACGCCGGCTCATGCCACTGGTCGACACCATCGATGGCGAGGTCTACCTGCTCGCCCCCGCCCATGGGTACACCGATGAGGAGCATCGCGCCGCTCTCTCTTCCCTTGTAAGAGGT